CACAGATATATTTTGACTTGCTACATTCTCGGCAATGTTGAAAGCTAGCACGGACTTGCCCATGCTAGGGCGACCAGCGACAACGATCATCTCGCCAGAATGCAAGCCGCCGGTTATCTCATCGAGGTCAACGAAGCCGGTTGGTAATCCGTCCGCTCCATGAGTTGTGCGCCGTTTGATGTTATCTACAACATCAGGGAGTATCTGGCTAATGAGTTGTGGTTTATCAATGTTGTGCCGCTGTGCAATAGTAAGCAACATTGACTCCGCGTGAGAAGCAAACACCTCCGACGTAGCGTCTGGCTGGTAGGCCAATTGAACCAGATTTGAACAGCTTGAGATGTAACTACGCAGCAGTGACTTTCCCTTGACAATCTTGGCGTAGTAGCTGACGTTGGACGCCGATGGAACGCTTTCACCGAGACGGACAAGGTAGTCGACCCCTCCGACTTCTTTGAGTTTGCCCATTCGTTGTAATTCATCCCGCAGCGTAACTAGGTCGATCGGTGTATTCACCCTGTGTAGATTGATCATTGCAGTGTATACGAGCCGGTGGTCGGGGCGGTAGAAGTCGTCGGCTTTTATTACATCAACAAACCTATCCATGGCGGCGTTATTCAGTATCAGACTGCCTAACGTGCATTGCTCAGCTTCCAGTGATTGCGGCGGTATTCTCATGTTTTTTATTCTTGGGTTTGTGGTTTTATTTCCTACATAGACAGAGTTAGAGGGTTAGTTTTGCAAAGCAGTTTTGATATGGCGTGCCCCATCCTTCTTTCTTCTGTTCCCGTTTTTTCAAGACCAATACCAGAAAACAGCCTAGCTGTTACGCCCGCCAGTGAATCAAGCGGAATGCGATATCCTCTGTGATGAAATTTTAACACTCTTAAAAGAGAGGCTCCAACCTCTTCGATTTGTTCCGGATAACAATACGCCAGTCTTTTGGCGGCGAGGTCCTGATAAAATCTTTCACCGCAGAGGCTGTGCCAGTTATTTCTGCTAAACCAAACCATTGCCTTGACAATGGTAAAATCAAAAAACGGCAAGATATCCTCCGGTTTTTTGTATTTCTGTTGGTATATAAATTGAATAGGAAATTGCGACGCACCAAAGAGTATATATGTATAATCCGTTTCTGTAAGAAGGCATTTGTCGATTTTCGTCTCTAATTTTTCTGCTGCCTTTTTAGCAATATCTCTGGTTTTCGAGAATATATCAATATCGCTTGGTGTCTCCTTGACAATACACGATCGGATAAAATCGCCCGTCATTATTAAAGAACCACGAGATTCGACCAACATGTCCTCCACTATTTTCGGCAATCTTCGCAGTACATATTGTAGGTCCTCTTGTAGTAGCTCCATTTCAGTAGTCCTTTCTCTGTGTTTTTTTGTTCATAGCCTTGTTGGCTTGGGTTATAGCCTTGTGGCATTTCGCCAGTGCCCGCTTGGTGCGTTTCTGGTAATAACGACTTTCTTTGGACGCACACAACGGCACGTCGCTGGCAGGGACTCTGCCAGCTAACGCACCGTTGCTATCGCAGCCATGAAGGGATGAGTGACCGCGATGGTTAAGACCGTCAAATTCAGCAATCAGACCGTCCACGACCTTTTTAATCATAATTAACATGTCAATCGGTAATTTTCGCAGCATATTTAGTATGTCTATGAAATCTGTCATATCTTCTTTTCCTTGAGATTTCCGCAGACAAACCAATACTGACAGTCAGGCTTGATTTTTATTCCATTTATTTCGTCACCCACTTTCGCGCAGTGGACTTTTTCAATACTCCAATTGTTGTTTAGATATCGCCAGTCTACCAGAACTATCCAGCCCTTCTCGGCTCTGGCCCTAGATTTTATTCCTAGCGAGCAAGAGATCGAGTTATCGCCAAAAGTGCTAGTGTTAGAGTTGCGACCAGTGGCGATAGCGTGGGAATGATTCCTGATTGTCCTAGCGTTAGACTTGAGCCCATCAGTATGGGCGTTGGAATCATTTCCAGCGGTGTCAGCGGGGGAATAGTCTCCGGCTGCGTAGGCGTTGGACTTGTGCCCGGCGGTACTAGCGGCTGAATAACAGCCAATGGTACTAGAATGGGAATTGTAATCAGCAGTAAAGACGGAGCTATTATCACTAATTGTACTTCGTCCTTGCACGCTTGCGTACCTTTTCATTGTCATTGTCCCTTCATGTTTGTTCTTCGTCATTGTGGTTCATTTCCCGCAAACACTGCAAGCCCAACCCTATAAGATAATTAGTACGTGCGGTAATGGTTTTGTTTTCTGGTGGAAACCTTTCGCTTCTAATTTGTATCATGTATGCCTCGCGAATCATGATGGGCGATTTAGTCTCTCTTGGCCACTTTTTTCTTCCGCCCGTACTGGTTGTCATCGTTTTGTCCTTTCAGTAAGTTCACCGTTTACAAACCGATATCGGTAGCCTGGCTTGATTACTACACCGTTTACTTTGTCGCCCACTTTTGCTCGGTAGGAGCCGTGAATCCGCCACATGCCTTTGAAGTAGGTCCAATCACCTATGTCAATCTGTTGATTGTAAGAGAACGAACCAAGCCCTTTGGCAGTCGTGTCAGAACTATGTATAGTGGTTATGGCTGGGCTATCAGAACTATTCATAGCGGTAATGGCTGGCCTGTCAGGTTTGGTGGTGGTGGCTTCGTACGTTTTCATTTTATTGTCCTTCCAAGAAACACTTTAACATTAACACTTGCTGTTGTGCTCTCAAAAAGGGATTTCATCTCGCGGCGGCCCATCATCTGATGAACTAGCACCAGAATCTTGCTCTTGTTTCTTTGGCATAAGCTGGAAGCCGTTGATACGAATTGTATGCTTATTTCGCTCGCGGCCTTCTTTGTCTTCCCATTTTTCAAGGCGTAGTTCACCTTCAATTAGCAATAGATCGCCCTTGCCCACATACTTGTCAATTGTTTCGGCTTGCTTACCGAATGCTTTCACGTCGATGAAACATGTGTCGTCTACTTCTGTGCCATCTTTTTTTGTGTATCTTTTGTTGACTGCCATGCCAAAATTAACAACCGGCATTTGGCTTGGCAGATGCTTTAAGCTGGGGGTACGTGTTAGGCGGCCTAATAGTATCACTTTGTTGTAGTTTGACATTGTTTTTTCCTTTCAGTTTTATATTTTTCTTCATTGCGTAGTTTTTCAAAAAAAGTATTTACGTCCGCAAGGCAACCAGCAGACCATACCGTGTGTGGTTGTGGGCTTAATACATACTGTCGCCAATGACTATCATACTCAATTATACCTATTAGATTGCCGGATTTAGTGACTAGATCAAAGCGACACTTTGATACCGGGTCCTTGAAAACCGTAAAAAACTTATATTTGGCACAAGCAGGATTATGTTCCTCGCATATATTGCGGGCATGTTGTTCCTTCCAATCTGGCGATGTTATTTGGGGGACTGTCCCGCCATTTTTGTAATCGTAACACTTCATGTTTTGTCTCCTGATTTTTTTTGGTTAATTTTCCAATTTGGATCAGGTGGCAACACTGGACACTCAATAGACTCCATGTAATCAAATATATTCTCCATCCATTCGGTTGTCTGTTTGACCGTCAATGTTGATTTGCTCAAGATGTGAAGTTCACCGCTGATCTCTTTGATAAATAAATGTCCTGCACATTCCTTTTTAAGTGTGTTTTCAGCATCCAACTTGCTGCATCCCTTGTGCTTAGCCAATAGAGCTATGGGGCCTTTGTTACAGTGGAGCCATGCCTTCTGTTGCAATGAAATTTCCCGGTTCTCATCGAGTTTGCGGACCTCAATAACAAAGTGTCCATACTTGACGCAGGCGTCCTGTATTTTATCCCATCTTGCTGCTGGCTGGCCGTCGATTGTTTTGCCACGGAATATCACTGGTTATCTACCTCGCGGCGATACTTAGCATTGACAGCATCTAGTATCTCCTGGTCATGGGCGTCAGAACCTATCTCTTGCCCACAGTTAATACATAGCTCCACCGTAACTGGTACGGTGATTTCACGGCCATGCACAGTATAGGTTTCTTGCGTGTTGCTGATTTGTACAGCATGGTAACCTTCGCAATTGGGACAAAACTTCATGTCTTGCTTTCTTTTGATAAGTTTTTGTCCGTTTCGATGAGGTGTCCGCAAGCAACATTGCCGTTAATGAGACGACTGCAAATGATTTTCTCATCTTCATCGCTAATATCTCTCCAATCGCAAATCCCTGCGAAAATCCTCAATCCAACGTCTAACGTGGATTTACAAATAATTTGTGAACCACAGACGATGCTTCTGTCTGCTTTAATGATTCTGCCTGACTCAATGCTTCCGCCTGCTTTAATATATCCGCCTGATTTAATCAATGCTCCTGTAAGGCTTCCGCCTATCGTAATGTTCCCGTTAGACTCAATGATATTGTCTGCTTCAACATTCCCGCTAGATTCAATATTTTCGCCAGATTTAATACATGCGGCTGCTTCAATGTCTCCACCTGCTTTAATGCTTTCGCCTGATTGGATTGCCCAGCCAGATTTAATACTCCCGCCTGATTTAATACTTTCATCTGTTTCAACGTCTCCACCTGCTTTAATGTCTTTGCCTGTTTTAATTGCCCAGCCAGACTTGATGCTTCCGCCGGATTTAATACTTATGACTGCTTCAATGCTTCCGCCTATTGCAATGCTTCCGCGTGCTTTAATGTTTCCTCCTGCTTTGATACTTCCGCTTGTGTCAATGTCACAGAGTGCTACAATATCTTCGCTTGCTTCAATGCTTCCATCTACGTCAATGTCTCCGTCAGATTTAATGGTTCCGTTAGCTTTAATTCCTTGGTTAGATATAATGTCCCCGTCGGATATAAGGTTACCGTCGACATACAGTGGCTTGCTAAGTTTGATATGTATTGGCCCATATTCTTCGACCGAATCCTCAATCCTATATTCATATTTAACATTAACTAGTCCTTCAAATGTTTTGTCAATTATCATGATACGCTCCTTTCGATTAGGCTAGTCCCTCCATGTCTCACCTGTTTCAGTGAGTTCTCCACAAATAATTTCCCCAAAAACGTGTTCACCGCAAATGATATTCTTTTCGTCTTTACTAACACTTTTGCGACGGCATCCCCCAGCAAAAATCTTTGTTTTAGCATTCAACTGGTATTTACAAATAATCTTACAACCACAGATAATACTTTTGCCTGAGTGAATATCTTCGCCCGACTCAATGTTTCCGCCCGCTTCAATATTCCAGTCAGATTCAATGTCCCCGCCGGATTTAATGTTCCCGTTTACTTCAATCTCCTCGTGGGATTTAATTCTCCCTCCAGATTCAATGTTTTTGTCGGTTTTAGTGCTTCCTTCTACTTCAATACATCCGCCTGCTTCAATACATCCACCTGCTTTAAGGTCTTTGCCGACTTTAATGTCACAGTCTGTCTTGATACCTCCACCTATTTCAATAAATTCACCAGCTTCAATTTTTTTTTTGGCTTTGACGCTGGACGCTTTGATATCTTCTTTTGCTTTAATGCACCCGCCGGATTCAATACTACCGGCTGCTTCAACGTCCACTTCTGCTTCAATGTCTCCGCCGGATATAATGCTTCCATCACGTGCAGTAATATGTTCGTCAACTTTAATATTTCCACCTGCTTTAATGTTGTATTCACAGTCAATGCAACCGTCACTGGATTGAATGTCCTTGGTTGCTTCAATGTTGTCGTAGGAAACAATGCTTCCGACAGATTCAATACTTCCCCCTGCTTTGATGTCGCCTGATTCAATTTCCCCGCCGCATTCAATGTTTCCGGCTGCTTCGATGTCCCCGTGCGTTTGCGATATAATGTCTCCGCCGGATATAATACTTCCGCCTGATTTAATGTCTCCGCCAGGTCTAATACCTTCGCCAGATTCAATATTTCCACCTGCTTCAATGTCTCCGCCAGTGTTAAAGTCTCCGCCAGATTTAATGGTTTTGTTTGCCCTAATGTTTCCATGACATATAATGTCTTTATCAGATGCAATGTCTCCGTCAGACGCAATGTATCCGTCAGATTTAATGTCTCCGTAGGATTTAATGTCCCCGCGGACATACAACGGTTTATCAAGTTCAATATGTAGCGATTTGTTCGTTTTGATCGAACCCTTGATTTCATACGCCTGCCCAGTGTCAACTAGTTTTTTGTACGTTTTGTCAATCTTCATAATACGTCCCTTTAATTGTTTTCGTCCGTTTCGATAAGGTGCCCGTAAGCAACTTCCCCGATAATGAGTTGGCTGCAAATGATTTCCTTATCTTTGTCATCAACTTTTTTCTGGCCACAGTAAACCCCAGCGAAGATTCTCAATTTAGCATACAATGCGGCCTTACAAATAATAGTACAACCACAGATGATGCTTTTGTCTGATTGAATGTTTCCGCCGGATTTAATGTCTAAGTCTGCTATAATATGCCCGCCAGATAAAATACCTTCGCCTATTACAATGTTTCCGCCGGATTTAATGTCTCCGTAGGATATAATGCCACCTTTCGTTTTAATGTCCCAGCCGGATTCAATACACCCACCAGACTGAATACTTTCGGTTGATATAAGCTCTCCGCCGGATTTGATGTCTCTACAGACATACAACGGTTTGTCGAGATTGATATGTAGTGATTCGTCTGTTTCGATCGAGCCCCTAATCTTATACCTATGTCTAATATCAATTAGCCCTTCATACGTTTTGTCAATTATCATGATACATCCCTTTCAATCTTCGTCCTCGAATTTAACGTTCTCGCAGAACTGTGTCAGCAGTCGCAGATTTGGTACAACCAGGTCTTCGATGATTTTATCGTTGGCCGGATGATCTTTAAGCCCGTGCACGGCATTTCTTAAAAATCTTATACGTAGCGTTACATCCTTCTCTATCTGTCCCCAGATAGTGTCCATGTATCGTGAATCGTTCTTTTTTTTACTCATATAGTTGCTGTCCTTAAACTCCTAATCTTCCATCTCAGGGTCGGTATAGTATTTCCGAGCAGTCTCAACCACCCAATTCCAGACAACCATACCTTCCGTCTCCAGTTCGCTTACGGTTACTAACTCGTTAAGTTTTTCGGGAGTAAAGTCCCTCATAAGCTGCCCAACGGCAAAATTAAAAAACGGTGAGGCGAATGCCTTGGTCCCGCTAAAATCTAGTTGAACATGTTCGCCTTTTTTTAACGGGCCGGATATTTCGTCAAAAACTTTCTGTCCATCTTCATGTGTAAGACAGAGCGGCCCGACGAGTTTTGCAATTTCCAGTTTCATTTTATCAAATTCCTTTTACACTCTCTTGTTCCAGTGTTCAGCAACTACATTTTCCAGCCAAGAAAACCCACATCCCAGATGTTTCAGGGATGAAACTGCCCTTTCAACTCTACATTTAGGACATTTAATTCTAACTGTCCGTTTTTTTGTGTGGTCGTTTCCTTGGTATTTTAGGTTCGGTTGTGATCCACAAAAGGGGCAGTCGAGTAATTCGAGATTTTTAGTCCCATCCCAATTATTCATTTTTTATTCTCCCAGACTGTCGTGTAACTCCGTCATCAAGAGCACATTATCGTTTTTCGCCATTCCAATCGCTCACTAGCATCTTTTGCCGGTTGGGCTTTGAAATGCTTTTCGATCTGTTTCCAAGTAACAATCCATCTACCACAAGCTGTGTCTTGACCCCGCACCAACAGTGAATCTCTTACCGCAGTTAGCTTTTTATATTCTTTAGCCGTCGGCTCCAGGTCCGCTATCTGATCTAATACAGCTTCTAATTCCCCATCGTCGCTGATTTTCAAATTCCCACCAGTCGAGTATTTCGGGCAGCAATGAGAAAAGAATTTGCATTGTGGGCATTCTTTGGGATCGTTAATCCCCTCCGGTGGAATTTCGTTTGCGATAGCTTGGTTAATTGTTTGGGCTTTTTTCAATAATTCCTCGCAATACTCCATGTCGATCGGGAAATCGATCATCTTCATGTCATATAGATTCGTTTTGTTGACGCACAAAATAAAGCATTGTTCCAGGTTATGGGCCAGAGCATAAAGCATCAATTGCCCGCGGTAGCGTCGTGTCCATGAGTACCTTGACAGACTGTCATAGCCAGTGATCTGAGGATAGATATTTGGACTCATTGTCTTAATGTCTATAACGCCCATCGTCTCCCATTTGCCTGCCGTCTCTGTTTGCAGGAACCCATCGATTGTCCCTGAAATTTGGTAGTCTTTTAATAGTTTGTCGTTGGTGGTTGTTTGTGTGCCAACGATACGAAATCTTGGTTCAGTCGCATATCCAACTTCTGAAACAATCCGCTCTATAACAGGCTCTAATATGTTGCCAGTCTCAAATATGCCTTGCAGCTTGTCGTCGGTCTCTGTCGCCTTGTTCCAGTCATGCCGGGCGAGATATAGCCGTCTAAGACACGGATCATCTAACGAGCTAATCCGGTTTACATGCTGTGGGAATGTTTTCTTTTTGCTTTGCAGTACAGAACTAAGTCCGTCGCTAATATCAATCATTTTGGTTACTCCTAGTCATAAGTTTTTTGGCTTTTTCCAAAGTGATTTCGAGCCGCTTGCCCTTAAGTTGGCTTGCAAGTAAACCGGACACTGTTTCCCCCTTTTTATTAGTGAATGACGACAGGGCTGTGCATATTCCCTTCGCTACTTCCAACGTTTCTCTGCCATCATTTACTAATAGCTCTCCCAGTTCCCACCCGTCTGGCGTTTGTGTAACAGTCTGGCCAGCGTTGGCAATTTCTATGCAAATCTCACCAAGTTCTTTTTGCAATTGCCTGTCGTCATTCGAGGTGCCTCCCTTTGTGCCTTTGGCGTATTGGACTTTCCCCGCTTTGCTACTATCTTCGCCAGTGGCGCCCATAATGTCTTGGAACCGTCCAATGGGTATCCCTCGCAACCCCAGCAAAGCCTTAATAGCGTTACCTATGAATATGTGGTATGCGGCGTTGCGGATATGGTTTTCGTTGAGGTCCTCTACCGGTCGCCATTTTTTATTGGCCCAGCCCAAAAATTTCTCCCTGGTAGAGTACACTCCTTGTGCATAGACCACGCGACCACTCATTGCAGCTTTACCGTCAAAAACATATCTATAGCTTTTGCCCTCTGCGTCGGTGAACTCCTCTCGCTTGCTTTCCACATCATAAAACTGTATGTCAAATAATCGAGCGACCCGCTCGGCACCAGCACTCGACAGACACATCGTGCCGTCAAATTCCTTCCAATCTTCTGCGAAAGTCTGTGTTACCAGTATGGTGTTTATGGCCTTACGGAATCGCGGGGCAAGATCGGCCTTACGCTCCAACAGTGCAAGCTGTGTGTCTGGGTCTCCTTCATTAAGGACTTGGGCCAATTCCATACTTGGGTTTTCAGCCGGTGTGACCTCTGAGTTGATTACAGGGTCATTGATGACAGCAGGTTCTTTTTCAGTATTATTGTTATTCATTTTTACCCTCAGATATTAAGATTGTGTCTTGTTGTTTTCGCCGCAGGTATAACACATATTCCATCCACCTATTCCAATGCCTAGTCCCCCGCCGACCTCTTTAGCAGTCTCAAAGCACGCTTCGCAAAAAACTTTTTCACACCAGTCGCAAAGGCATGAGTGTTCATCACACATTATCTGGCCACAGTCACAGGTAAGCGTATCCATGGTCTCACCGCAGACATAACATCCCTGTGGTTCCGGTCGATAACATTTTCCGCAACACTTGCCAGTTTCATGTAGTTCGTCGCACATAGTTTCATCCTTTTCTGGCCTTCAAGCGAGATGCCAAACATGTTATAACGCATAATAACAATACTGTAGCGTAGAGGCAGATTGCTATGTAATTAACTTCTGGCTTCCAGTAAAAAAATAACAATGCTATACTAGTACCCGACACTATCACCATTTGCGCCCATAAACAAATGTCAATCAATTTGTCTGTATTCATTATTTCATCCTTTCATGAAAGCCGGGGAGAGCCCGCTAAGTAAGACAAGAAAAATATCCAGCCTGCTGCGGAACAAGCAATGCCAGGCATAACACACAACATCGCACCCGTGAAGTATATATAAGCCGATAAAGAGGACACATCACATTCGTGTGCTGATACCCACAAAATCCATCCAATGAATAGCAACACAGCACCAATACTCAACAGTATTACTATTCGTAGCCACGCCCAACTGCTAGTAGATTTGCCTATATTCATTGTTTCATCCTTTCATAAATGCCGACTGGTTTATTAACTGTTTTTTTAATAAGAAAAATCTTTATCGAAGAAAAACAATAGGAATACTAAACCTACCGAGAAACAAACGACGCCTGGCAGAGCACACAACAAGCTAATGGCATAGAAATAAGCTGATATAAGGTACACGTCGCACGTATATGCTTCTGGCAGTAGCTTTACGCTACAGAATATCAATGTCCCACCGATGAGTATCAGTAGTATTATCCATGCCCACCTGTCGATATGTTTGTTTGTACTCATTGTTTCGTTTCTCCTCACCAATCAAAAAAGTCTTTAGAGCAAGACACCGAGACTATCAAGCCTACTATGAGACAAACAATACCTGGTATAGTGTATAGTATTATACTCATGACGTAAAGACAAACTGGCACGGTGTCCATCTCGTACTCACATGTTAATATCGTTAGTTGCTTGCCGTAGAATAACAATGTCGCACCAATGCCTAGTATTATCATCACCTGCATCCACATCCGTTGGTTAATATATTCGCGTACATTCATCGTTTCATCCTTTCAACATTGCCTTGCTTTTTTTGATCTTACCATCTTCGAACCAATACCAGTAGTCAGATTCGATCTTCATGTTTTTTATTTTTCCGCCAACCTTTGCATGGTATATACCTATAATAATATACGATTCGTCCTCTATTCGCCAGTCGACTAAAATAATCCATCCATTTTCGACTCTGGCTTTGGAGTGTTCCCCTAGGGCACAAGATATCGAGTTAAATCCTCTGGTACTAGCGTTAGATTCATAACCAACAGTAATAGCATGGGAGCTATTGCCATTAGCAAATGAGTGAGCTTCGTCGCCATTGGTGTATGCGTGGGACACAAAACCATAGGTGCTGGCATGAAAACCATTCTCGCTGGTGCTGACATGAAAATTGTAACCATTGTCTTGGGTACTAGTCATTTTCCCTATTTCATCTTCGTTATCTTCTACGCTCATAAGGTTTCACCCCTTTCTGTCTTGTCTTACTTTTCATCCTTTATTTGTGGCACCCCTTGAGGTGTCAACCACTTCCTACTTATTACATATTTTATTTTTGATCTATCGCCTTTTTCTTCGCCTTCGGCTGGCTCGAACCATCGCACTTCATAACCGTCTTGTCTGTCTTTTTGTATTTTCTCTTTAAGCTGTTTAAGCGTTGGACCGAAGATTTTCTCTTTACGCTCGTCTAGGGATGGTGGTTGTATCTGTGTCATGTGATTGCGTGCGTCTTTATTCGTTTTCATGCTCTGTTCCCTTCCCATATCGTACGCTGTTTGGGTCTTTGCTCTCTGCTTCCAGAATATTTTTTGTTGTGATCATTATACTATCTGGGTCTGTCGAGAAGAGCCATTCATACCAGTCCTCTATATACTTTTTATGTGTATCTTCTATCAACTGCTGAACTGCACTGTTCATAAACTCTACAAGATTATCGCCTAGGGACGGTGTTTGTTTCTGTGTCATGTTACTACTCTGCCTTTTTTGCAAGTGCTTTAGCTATTAACACTTGGATTTGGTGGAATGTCTCTTTGAGAGTTTGCGATTCTTCTCTGATTTTATGGAAATTCATGACGTTCTTGTCTGCGCTGGAGTTGTATTCGGCCTTCTCTGTACGTAGTTTACATAACTGAATAACGGCGGCACGGAATATGTGCATATAAGTTGTCTCTTGTACGCCGTTTGTTTGGCCTCTAACTATATGCTGTGCTGCTATCATATTACTGCATTGGGCTACTGTGGCGTCTGGGTAGTCAGTGTAGAAGCCCGCACTAGCTACTGCATCGTCCTTTTGCTGGTATGATGCTTTTTCCCAACATGGTTGTTCTTTGAAACTTACAAGTTCATTATATGCACGAGCTATCTCATACGCCGCCTTTGCTAGTTGTGTGCGGTTTATTTGTATTATCATTTTGTGTCCTTTCGTTTGCCTAGGCTCACTCGACATTTGCTTTTATCATGATACCTTTTATCTGTTCCACTTTCAGAGTTGCTGGAAATCTATAAGATACGGTTTCCATGTTAGTGTCACCTTTTAGCTTCTCCACATCGTCATTGACCATGTCCTTGTCACTGGCCTGTAAATACACAATGGAGTATTCCGGTGTTTTATTGTATATTTTCTCTGGTCTTTTTTTGCAATTTTCCATCTCCATCTTGTCGTATTCCGATTTCAATTTTGCGACTCGCTCCTCAATGTCAGACACGAGAGACTTGACCTCTTCTTTCACATCGGCAAGTTTCTCTGCCAAAGCGTTTGCTATGTCTGTTTTCACAAAAGCCGCCTTGCCTAAGAGGTCTATTTCTTGTTCCATTGTTTTTATTTTCTGAGATTTTTGGGTCATTGTTTCATTCCTTTATTTGTGGCGTGTAGTGTTCCTGGTAGTCACCACCAGGGCCAAAGACACACAGCGGGGCATCATTGATTGCCTTGATCTCCTTGAGGTCCTTCTCTAAAGCCTCGAGTACCTTCTCTGACGTGGTAAGTATTTTGTTTAGCACCTTCTCTGCCGCGTCTGTGTTTCCGAGAATGCTTTCAAGTAATTCGTCGATTTCTTTATTCATTGTTTTTGTCCCTTCTGAAATAATAGATAACCACACATGAACTGAGGAAAAGAATACATGGTATCGTGAATAGCACCACGCTTATAATGTTGAGGTATACTGATATGGACTCTATGTCGCATCCACGTGCTAATTTCAGCAGACACGAACCAGAGAGAATCGATGCCATACCGATAGCCATCATCATCATTATCTGTGCCCATTTGTCAATGTCATTGTCACTGAGCATTGCCAACCCTTTTGTTGTCCCTTCTGGATATCATTGTAGGTGTTTTGTTTTTACCTTTACATCCGCGTGAATTTAGTTTTATGGGACGTTGTAACGATCCCGCCAGCTTTGATATCTTCGTAGGGCACAATCTTCCCGCCGAATTCAATACTTCCGTAGGTTTTAATGTCCCCACCGGCTTCAACTCTTTCGGTTGATATAAGTTCCCCACCGATTATGATATCCCCGCTAACATACAGCGGTTTATCAAGGTCGATGTGTAGCGATTCATCCGACTTGATCGAGCCATTGATTCTGTATGGCTGTTCAGGACCAGCATCAATTAACCTATTATGCGATTTGTTGATTATCTCTGTCTCAACTTGATCTGTGCCCTGATTCCTGTTAATCCCAACGACAATACTCAATCCCACATCCAGCTTGGTTTTATAAATAACCCGTGAACAGCTAACGGTTTTGCCTGCTTCAACGCTCCCGCCCGATATAATGTCTTTGCTGGCTTCAATGCTTTCTTCCACTTTAATGTTCCCGCCAGCTTCTAGGACTCCTTCGAGTATAATGCTTTCCCCAGCTGTAATGTTTTTGCCCGCTCTAAGACTGCCGTCGGCTTTAATGGTTTTGCCAGATTTAATATTTTTCCCAGCTTGGATTCTTCCACCAGATATCATGTATCCGCGAGACACAACGCTCTTGGTTGCTATAATATCTCCATTGCAAATAATGTCTGTGTTCGATTTGATGCTGCCGCCAGATTTCAAGTCTCCGACGACAAATAGAGGTCTGTCAAGTTTGATATATATTGATTCCTTCGACTCGACTGAGCCAACAATCTTATACCCATGCTCGAAAACCTCTAACCTCTTGTACTTTTTGTTGATTTTCATTGTTTCATCCCTTCAATAAATAATGCTTTTGCCTGCACTGGCTTCGCCGCTGGATTTAATTACTTAGTTCTGTTGCTTGATTTAATGCTACCAGCCACATTGGTGTTCTCAGGCTTGGGAATCATCCCGCCTGCTACAACATTCCCGTCGGATGTGAGGTAGATACATTCAATGTATTTCGCCACAATAACATCCTTGGCTGCGGTAATATGACCAATAGCCGCGATATAGCCGTCGGATTGTATTTTGCCGCCGGATTGCATGGATTTAGACGTCGATATATTGCCGCCCGATTCAATGCCTAATCCGACAAAAATATCTTTTCCGGCGCTGATGTCTTTGTCCGCAGTAAGGCTCCCTTTAACCTTAATCCCCCCATCCGTAACGATTGTCCCGTCGGATTGTATGTGCCCGTCGGATTCTATGGTTCTTGATGCAGCTATTTTGCCACCGGCTGTAATGCCGTCGACTGCATATATAGATTTATCCGACCCAATAGAACCGTCCACCTTGAGGCTGCCGCCCACACTTATGCACCCTTCTGCGTCAATGAGCCCAGAGACTTCCAGACTATTAAGTGACTCAAGGTTCCCGCCTACCCTGATGTTGCCTTGCAAAAACAGCGGTTTGTCGAGTTCGATTTTTACGTTGGTATTACCGTCTATTCGATAACCTGCGTAGATATCTCCCGTGAATTTGTACGATTCACCATTGCCGACAAGGCCTTTGAGCGATGTGTCAATTTTTATGGTCTCTTCCATTTTTTTAATCCCTTCTAAATGAAATCTTAACTTTCTAACCCACCACAACAGTAGGCTCTATTGTTAAGTATATCGTCAAAACATATAAAAGTCAATAGAAAAATATATATTTAATATGATTTTGTTCTAAGCATAGCAATACCAACAGGTTATACCAAAAAAAAGATTATAGAAAAACAACTGTTTTTTTGCAGACGTGCTAATTTCCAGGGAACGCAAAAAGAATTGTAAACGTAAAATTGGATTTGTTTTTTATCTGTGATTGTAAGTATAGTAAAGACAATACTTTACAGAATGAGCCATATAGGGGGACTGTGCTTGGTAGTGATTTTGGACTGAAATTGGGTAAATTTGGATAATAGTGATTGTGATTTGATTGTGTTTGTGATAAGAAGGTAATAAGGTTTAGTAGTTAATTTGAGCGATTAACGTGATAGATAACACACAGGGGTCGTCAACTGATCTTCGTTCAGCTGCCGACACACGTTAGAATATTTTTCAGAGAATAGAAGAGAAGAATATGATATGCTTGTTTTCTCGTTTTGGGAATATAGGTAATATAGGGACATAAGAGAAAGATTGTAGTCTACTATAGTTCTGGAATACCCATCCCATCCCGTCCGCCCAACCCATGGTAAAAACTTTATTTATGTTTGTCTATAAGAAAAGAAACTTTTTTTAACTTCTTTGTTTGCTGGTAGTTATGGGTGTTTGGAGTTTGTTTTCTTTTGCTAAAAGTAAGCAACTCAAATAATTGCAGGGACGTTTTCGGGTGTTTTTATGCTCATTTTCGCTGAAAATCTGCGTTTTTGGGTTGTTATGGGGGTTTTTGGGGATAAAACTGCTATAGTCACTAAAAAACAGGTAATTCATAGACATTGAGAATACCTGCAAATATGGGTAATTGCGATAAAAACTGCGTAAAAAATCAAGAAACAAGCTAAACTGAAAGCAAAACTGCGCAAAAAGGTGCAAAAAACTTTGATTAAAAATCATCAAAAACCTGCTTTACGTGCGTGTATGGCTGTTTTTGGTGTTAAACACGTAACGGATACGTAACGGATACGTAACGGATGCGGCCCGTTTGCGTAATGTACGCGGGCATAGACTGTAACTACCTTATCGATGGTTATAAAAAAGGGCCCAATTAAGGGCCCGGAAGAATCACCCGCACGGATAGCCGTGGTTCGGATTCTGATACATGTATTATAGCCTGTTATGTTGACTGTGTCAAATTATAAGTTTGACAATTTATCAAGGCCTGTCTATTATATAGATAGACTTCTCTGTCAGCGGCAGTGGAAGATATCAAGGCCCGCGTGGAGCCAGCCTGGCGAATCTGCGTCAACGAGTATTCTACTGCCACGGGTGTAGTAAGAATATCAGTCGCCGTCGGTGTGAATTGGCGGCGACGGCTTTATAGCTCATCTGCCAGGTGCAGAAGTGAGAAACGGCGTCGTCCGGTTGGCGGCGTCAGTTTTTTTATGCTCGGACCTCGATGAGACTGTGCTCGCACCTCAGCAGCTTATTGACACAAATGAAAAACCGGCGGAGACTCGTAAAAGCCTGCCGCCGGCCAAGAGGAGGAGGAAAACGCTCGATTCGTTAATGATTTTTACGTTGTAAAGTCACAGAATTTTGCACGTCAACGCACTTTATGTCTTAAGCGTTCAACTCAACATTGTCAACGATTTAACCCAGTCAACGATTTAACCCACAGTTATGGCCGTTGATCGATTGGTGTAGACACGCAATCCATCAGTCCAGAACCATTCATATTCCTCGGTCATGGCCACACAAGCGATTGTAACGAATGGTCCATAGTCAACGCATAACCCTGTATTTTTGCCGCTACGCCGATTTTTACCGCTGCCACGCCCGCCGCCTTTACCACCACTTGGGCCACCTGACGGACAAGCTCCTGTCTTTTTACCACCACGACGCCCGCCTGGTTTACCTTTACCGCCGCCACTGCCGTCTTGTGGTCTGGAACCACCGCCCGGCCTTGTTTTTTTAGCCATAATCATATCCTTTATTGCTATTTTTTGCCCCAATCCCACAGAACGCACCAGAATGCCCCAGAATGGACGACAGTGCGAAAAAGGTACATTGATACGTCTTGGTGCCTGTTTTGCCCGATCGTGGCAATCTGGGGCGATTATTATTTCATTTCCTCACTAAAACCATCAGATCATCGTTCTACGCAAATTACGCAGAATACGCAGAATGTTCCAAGCAAAAAACCGGCAACGGCTCATTAAAGCCTGCCACCAGCTAGAGGAGGCTGGAAATACTTGATATTGCCGACGATCACCGCCAACCCAGAACCACCCATAACGATCATCAGTATCCTGTCTTTTTTCCGCCATGGTCTACCTTATAATATATAATCAAGGCATTTTCAAGGGTTATTTGAAATAAGGTGGTAAAATGTATACATTATATGTATCTTGGTCTATGATTGGGCAACTTTTGTAAAGTTTATTGTCAAATAGGAGACAAGGTATCATGGTAAAGAAATACGAAGAATACCCCCTGAAACAGGCTTTGCTGAGAGTAGACTTTCAGAATCCACTGGCTGGCTATGAGAACGGTGTTTGTCCCGCGGTAGAGCAAGCCATGCAAGAAACATTCCCTGGCAAGATGGAGCAAGCCACACAGCAAGATATGTGGGTGTGGGCGTATTTTTCAAAAGACGGCAAAAAACGGGCACAAATCGAACCAACCGCATTTTATATCAAATACAACAATACATGCAATAATCATGAAACGCTCATAAAGGACTTTAGTCTGGTGTTTAATGCCATAATAAAGCACTATCAAGACTTGGATATAACAAGAATCGGCTTAAGGTACGTTGACGAAATGGAAATAAGGGAATCAGACTTTTTTGGTTGGAAAGAATACCTTAGCCCTGAGTTGTATTCTATTCTTAGTTTGCCTGATAACAATGATCAACAATATATATCAAGAGCTCTTTCGGTTCTTGAGTTTAACTATGGCGACCATAACCTGATATTAAAATATGGCCGGCATAACCCAGATTACCCATCACCGATAAGGCGAAAGGTGTTTCTCTTGGATTCTGATGCTTATAAGCAAGATGCTATACCTGAATCCGATGTTTTAAGCACTATTGAGCAATTACACAGTTGCGTTGACAATTTGTTAAACAAGAGGGTTTTAATCTCCGAGCCCTGGGAAGCTATGTATGGTAAGGGATAACGTCCAAGGTATCAAATGAGGTGTAGGCGATGAGCAAGAAAAAGAGCAAACTGTTTCGATCATTGCAGGAATATCGGGATTTTTATCGTAATCCCCCACCAAGGGAAAAAGTGGCAAGAAACAAATATTACCAGATGGGGGTAGATGCTGTCCGTCTGGCTCTCAAGCGATTGCCAGCAAAGGAGTTATAAGTTTGTTTCCATTTTCTGCAAGATGTATACAAAGTCGCAGAACGGTCGGAATATAGTCGGAAAATGGTCGCAGAATGGTCGCAAGTTGGTCGCAGAATGGTCGCAGGAATAGGTTGGTTTGTCTTTATATGTGGGGTCATTATGGTTATTCGATTAAAATGGCAGGAAGCTGAAAAGCGGGTGTTTGTCTCAAAGGGGGATGAAGATTGTTTTGCTAAGGTAATCCAAGCGGCCGCAAGGGCAAGCTATGCGGATGAAAACTCCACAAAGTTCGATGGTAAGTTTCGCGAGCTACTTAAATACCTCACAGAGTCAATCAACACCGATTTTCGTCAATTCAGCATAAAAGACGTATATTTGACTATCCACCGCACTTACCTTCTGTTTGTGCTTGTAACTGATGATATGGAATATAATTGTGATCTTGAAGATAGGTTAAGTGATTTGGAGCTTGCTGTTGCCCGCAATCCTGATTTTAGTTTGATTTGTCTCAGCGCCTTGTGTTTGCCGCCTGTTTCTTCGGATTCAATGTCGAGTTTTCTTAATTCTGATTACACGCTAGTTTTCCCACATATCTAACATTGTGACATAGATCACAATCTATTGGCTCGGAATAAGCACAGGAATGGGCCCAAAGTCACTTAAAAGTTAAGATAGGTAAACCTCGTGTATATATAGGTAATTGTGACATAGGTCACAATCTATAGTTATTGCTGTATAAGACTTGTAATTCTTAATTTCCCTGTCAATTTAGGTAGTTTAGGTAATTGTGGTAAAATGGGTAAACCAACAACAGGTGGGAAAAAAACCAAGGGTCGGCTTACGGCAGCTAATAAAAAGGCCTTTTTGCGTGCGTATCGCAAGACCGGCAATATAACCAGTTCAGCTAAATCAGCCAAAATATGCAACACTTCCTTTTATAATATGGCCAAAAGGGACGAAGCATTTGCTGCCGATTGTGCTGCGGCTTTGGACGAATACGCCGACTCATTGGAATTGGAAGCCGATAGACGGGCACGGGAAGGGGTAGAGGACCCTGTTTTCTATCAAGGCCAGCAGGTGGCCACCAGGCTCAAGTATTCGGATTCTCTGCTGGCTTTATTGTTATGTGCCAATAGACCGGCCAAATTCGCAAGGAATCAGCAGCAGCAGGTGGTTGTCGGTGGCGAGGTGCAGCATATCCACAAGCTCGAGCCAGAGGCACAGCGTCGGCAGGCAATGGAGATGGGTGAGCGTATGTCTGCATTGGGCTTATTGGATAAGCAAGACAGTGGATTGTTTGGCGGGCCGAAGGTGATAACGGAACCGGAACCAGTAGCGGTAGAGGTGGCAGCAACAGAACCGGCAGAGGAATCGGTAATAAAAGATGACTAATACTATGTTGGCAGATGCTAGTCCATTACCACAAGACGTATGTGATGACCTTGCAAGACTTCGTCAGACTGTCCCTGCGTTCTGGATTGAGGACCATTGTAAGATTGTCAGTAAAAGCGGCGAGCTTATTCCGCTGGCGTACAATGAAAGTCAGTGCCATACGGACCGGATTATCGGTGAAATGGAACTGGCTAAGATGCCGGTCAGGGTTATCCACCTCAAAGCTCGTCAGTTGGGTGAGACTACCAGGGGATGTGCCAGAATTTACAATAACGCTTGTACTCTCACGAACCGCAGATGTTTAATAAGTGCTCACGACAGTGACAGTTCGATCAACATTTTCCGTAAGATTCAGTTATTTCAGGAGTGCAATCCGGAGAAAATAGCACATAAGTACAGTTCTCGCAAGGAGTTGACATTCAGTTCTGCCAACAATAGTTCAAGTATCTTGGTTGAGACTGCTGGTAAGGAGAAACTGGGTCGTGGTAGTACATTCGATGACTTTCACGGCTCTGAGGTAGCATTCTGGGACAATGCTGGCACGACCATGTTGTCAGTAAATCAGTGCATTCCGGGTATGCCTGGCACGATGTCGATTTTAGAGTCGACTGCAAATGGTGTTGGCGGTTATTTCTACGAAACATACAGGAAAGCCAAAAAGGCCAAATGTGACATTGACAATAAGGCGATGGTGATTCCTGAACCTGACAAGCAGGATTGGAACGGTTATTACCGGGTGTTTAATCCATGGTTTGTATGCAGTGAATACAGGTCGGTGGTACCGAGTGATTTTGTCAGGTCTCGTGACGAGCAGCTTTTGGTTGATAGATACGGACTTGACAACGAGCAGTTGCAATGGCGACGCAAGGTGATATCTAGCGAGTGCAATGGTGACGGTGACTTATTCAGGCAAGAATATCCATCTGACGACAGTGAAGCGTTTTTGGTTTCTGGTCGTGGGGTATTCGATTCGTTCATAATCAAGTCGATGGTTGACAATTGCAGGCCTGCTAAGCATATTGGTCAGATGGGCGGTCCGCAGGAATGTCCTGAATTTGACGAATACAACATGAAGTGGTTAGAGGTTTGGCAGTTACCATCGGTTAATAAGGATGATATATACGCTATTGGCGTTGACACATCGGAGGGGTTGGACCCTGAGCAGAGCAATAATCCTGACGCTCATAGTGCTCATGTTATTCACGTCAATTCGGCTCGTGTGGTTGCCAAGATAAGTGGTCGATTTGACCCGGACATTTTCGGTGAACAGTTGGATTTGCTTGGTCGCTGGTATAATTGTGCATTGCTTGGCGTTGAGGTGAATAATACAAGTGGTGGCAGTGTTCGCAGTATATTAAAGCGTTTGTGTTATCCCAATTTGTATTACAGGGAGATACTTACCAAGGAAATCAACACTGAGACTGACACAATTGGGTGGTATACTGACAAGGTAAGTCGTGGCATACTTGTGACTGACGGCACTAAGATGGTACGTGAGAGGTCGTTATATATACCATCTATACAGACCATATATCAGATGCAACAGTGGATTTTTGACAAGAACGGTCGGGCCACTCATACTGTTGGTGAGCATGACGACGATGTAATCAGTTTACTGATTTCATGGCAGATGGCAGCCATAGCGACTATTGTTGGAGCCAGACAGATAGTGGATACTACCGGAGAATACGCTGACGGTAGCAATAGTGACGGTGTTCGTTTCACCTCTGACATGGTGGTTGGCGGTCATGAGTCACCTATGAGTTACCTTGACGAATAGGGATTAAGGCGATGGATTTTGATCGTATAATATTTTTATCTGGTTTTTTATCTGGTGGTTTTATTTTCGCTTTAGGCTGTTGGTTTGGTGCCAGGATAGTATTACGTGCTATTGGTGGGAGTGGCAATGTAGTTTTTAATGGCGAATCTGACAGCATAGGTGATACGGCTGGTGAGATTTTACAATAATAGAGGCACGTTGATATGAGTCATCCACTTTTTGAAAAACTAAAGCAGGCTATGGACGCTGAACATGCGACACCTTGGCAGGCTGGGGAAAAGACAAAAGAACAAATAGAGACCGCTCTTGATGTGGCTCCAAAGCAGTTGTCTGATAATTTTATTGCTAATGCCAGGACATGGGTGGTCCGTGAGCTTCAGGATGCCGAAAACGAAAAAGTCAGGGCATCGTTAATGGCAAGTTTACCGAAGACGTTGACAGATAAGTTCCCTGCCGTTCAGTCAAGGTTCGATGGCCGCCACAGTAAGATCATAATCTATCTTGACGGTATATCTGTTGGGGCGGAAGATGACTGATTATTACGCGAATAACGTAATGGTTGGCGATAGCCCTCCTGTTCCAATGGGCTTTAGGGAAACTATAACTCCTTGTCTTTTTTCAGGAGCATCCGCTAATATAGTAGGCCAAACAGATGCATTTACTAATGTTTCGGCAGGTGATCCGCTTTACATATGCGATGTTGGCGATGGAGCGGCGATTGTCGGGATGTATCGCGTTGAAACTAAGACTGACGACGAACACTTAACTCTTGACCGGAATGGGGCATCCGCTGAAGCAATGAATATAACAGTAGCGGCCAACCCTCGCAATGGGTTGCTTGAGACTGGTTCAGGTGGATTGGAATACGGGCCTTTCCCATCAATCAAATACGCTCTTGATGGACAACTATCGGCAGGCGACATTTTATGGGTCAAATCGGGCGATGGTTGGATACTTGATAATATAGATCAACAAGCAAGCACAATTACTGTATCTAGTTGCGGTGTGGTTGCAAACAATACACGGGTATCAATCAAGGGCTACTACGAAACGAAAGGAGATATGTGTCCCGGCGGTACGTATCATGGAACACCAATGGACGCACTACTTGACTCCCTAAGCCTGCCAATGCTCAACCCAAACGCTAAGTGGGTGGATATTGACGGTGATGGGATAGCTGCTCATTTAATCAGTACCGCAGATGACAACATATTCTGGCATAATTTTTCTATACACGGAACAACAGGTAATTATAATGCAATTATGACAACGGCGGCAGTTGTCGGTGGCGGGGCCGTTAATTGTGTATTCGACGACGTATTTGGAGCGGTATACTACCATACGTCATCACGCGGCGTTCTTTTTCGTAATTGCGCTGTTGGATTAAACACTGTTTTGCGGTCATCTGGAAGTTCAATCGCGATGCGAGGTAGTGGATGCCTGGTGTTAAATAATATTGGCAAAGAGGCAAACGGCAGGAGGCACTTAGGTTTGGAATACGTAGGAGAGGATGAAACATATGGCGGCGCTGTGATAGGTAATTTATTTATCGGTGGCACTAGTTCTCGAAGCCAGACGGTAGGCTCTGTCTGGGCGAATAATACGTTCTGGGACTGTGAGCGGACCAGCGATCCAACAGAGACTGGAGCGATCAATATTGTTGCTGGCACTAGTGGGCAAGACGCGATAAGTTTTATCTTCAACAATGTCATGTCTCCCAAACACATCACTGGTTATGGCGTCAAGATAGATTCAGGAAAGGGTTCCGTGAGTGTCAACGACAACAATTTGATTTATAGTCAGACGGCTGGAGCCGTCTTGACTAATAAATATGGTTCCGGTGGCAACACAATTCCCGACGGAACCGGAATCATTGAGGTTGACCCGCAGTTAGCTACGAACTCATACGAGCCACGAAACAGGAATGTATTAAATGGCGGACATTCGGGTATAGCCGGTTTGGCTTCTGGTATGGGCGTTAGACTCCCAGAGTTTATAGGTGGTAGTTTTGCCAGGCGTACAAGGTATCAGTCAGGTTTATTAAAATACAAGTGGTAATACATGTTTGAGCAAATAGAAATAGAAGTCACTTCTGGTGGCTATGGGCGAGGTGGACAATGACTGATTATTACGCGAATAATGCGATGATTGGCGATAGCCCACCTATGCCGATCGGGTTTAGAGAATCTAATGCTCTGTGTTCTTTTGCCGGAGCGGCCACCACGATAACAGGCCCGGCGAGTGTGTTTACTAATGTTTCGGCGGGCGACCCACTTTACATATGCGATGTTGGCAACGGCGCGGCAATCGTTGGGATGTATCGTGTCGAGACTAAAACTGATACAGAAAACTTAGTACTCGATCGCAATGGGGCGTCTGCTGCGGCGACAGGTGTAACAGCGGCATTTGTTCCGCACGATGGGACGGCTGAGGATGGCACATACGTGCCATCAGACCACGGACCTTTTCCATCAATCAAATACGCTCTCGATGGTCAATTGACGGCAGGTGACACTTTATGGATTAAGGCGGGCAGCGGTTGGACGCTTGACAACATAGATCAGCAGGCAAGTACGATTGATGTCACTAGCGGCGGTGTAGTACTAAACAATACACGGGTGTCGGTCAAGGGATATTATGAGACGATAGGAGACATGTGTCCCGGTGGTGCGTATCATGGGACGCCTATGGATACTTTGCTTGATTCCTTAAGTTTGTCAATGCTCAACCCGAACGCCAAATGGGTAGACATTGACGGTGATGGGTTAGGGGACCATTTGATTGGCATTGCAGACAATAACATATTCTTTCATAACTTCTCTATACACGGGACGACAGGTAGCCATTATGGAATCATAACATCGTCCGCAGTTGTCGGTGGCGGTGCCATAAATTGCGTGATTGATGACGTGCATGTAGCGTTTTACTGCCCACCTTCATCGTATGGCGTCCTCTTAAAGGATTGCTCTATCGGGCTAAATATCGACGTGCGAGCAACTGGTTATTTAATCGGGATGCGAGGTAGTGGATGTCTGGTATTGAATAACATTGCCAAGGCGGTAAGCGGTCGTGCGCATTTAAGGGTGGGTAGTGCAGGGGCGGATGAAATATACGGCGGCGCTGCAATAGGTAATTTGTTTATCGGCGGCACTCACTCCCAGGGTTACGCGATAGGAGTTGTATGGAAAAATAATACCTTCTGGGACTGTGAGAACACAAGTAGTCCAGCACTGGCAGGGGCGATAAATGTTGTTGCTGGCTCTGGCGGGCAAGACCCTCTGTCTTTTGTTTTCAGTAATATCATGTCTCCCAAATATATCACGGGTTATGGAATTAAGATAGATTCGGGTAAAGGGTCTGTAAATATCAACGATAATAATCTGATGTATAGCCAGACGGCTGGAGCCGTCTTAACCAATAAATACGGCTCCGGTGGCAACACAATCACTGATGGAACTGGAATATTGGAGGTTGACCCACATCTGTCAGAAAACGTATACGAGCCACAAAACCACTTAGTACTAAGTGGTGGCCTACCAGACATAACTGGCTCGGCCACTGGCATGGGAGCGAGATTGCCTGAGTTTATAAGAAGGTCTATTAGACGCATAAGATATCATGTGGGATCGTTTATATATAAGTGGTGATAACAAAAAGCTGTCATGTCTATTTTTAGTAATGCAGAAAGGGTAAACGATGGATGATTATGTAAAGGTATTTGTAAAGATTATTGGTGATGATGACGCTCACTCTATGGCGGTATCAAGGGAAGATTCTAAGGTTTTAATCCAGAAATTTGACGAGCAATTATCTTTGGTTATTACTGGCAAGATAATAGAGTGCAGTGGTTTTCCAAAAAATGACATAATCACCAACAAAGATGTCACTGTTTTATTAAAGAAAGATTCTTTATCTTATATAGAGATAACAGAAATAGGGATTGAAGGCGAAGAATGCTAGATAATTATTTGATATGTAAGGAAATTTAATTATGAATCTTGACACACCACAAGATGCGTGGAAGGTTATGAACCAGGCGACGCAGACGGTAGCCGCTGGCATTGATGGTTCTATACTATCGTCTGCTGGTAGTACTTTAACGGTTAATGCTCCTGTATTAGCTTATGGTTCTACCTGGGCTAATGCGGCGCAAAATCCAGCTAAGTGGCCGTCGGTGTCGAATCGCATACCAGCAGGCGAAGGTTATAATGGTATGATATTACGTTTTTTAGTTGCTGATAGTGATAATGATGAGGTAACGGCAACTATTTGGAATAGGGATGATACAAGCGGCTCTCCTTTTAATTTTTTAGTGCTTAATCCGATCCGTGCTGGTACTGCGGTTTGTAATACTCATCCAGTAGCCAATACGGCTATTGGTAATTCTTTAATTAACCTTGCTTTTACTTCTGGTGGTACTGCCGCTGTTGTGGCAGGTGATACTATTACTGGGGCTACAAGTGGAAGCACTGCTACTGTAACTGGTGTTACGGTTACTTCTGGAACATGGTTGGGTGGTGATGCTGTAGGGATAATTTATGTTTCTTCTCCGTCTGCCGCTTTTCAATCGGAGAATCTAAATACTGGCACACAGGACAATATATGCACTATTGCTGCTGACGTTACTTATTTTCGTTACGCGGATACAATTACAATAGCCACTAATCACTGTGAAGCAACATCGCTTGGCACCGCAGGTGACAATGGTATTATTGAAACAACTTTTGATTTGTTGGGCAATATGGATGCTTTTTGTGATTTTGATTGTGATTTAGGTAGTGGTACTGACGGCACTGACGCGATATGCTTATATAAACTCTTTTGAGATTTTAGTTAATGAGTAAAAAGAGCAAAAAAAAGGCTTATAATCAGGATATTAAGCTCAACTGTAAAATTGACAGCATGGTGTCCGTTGGTCGTAAGCGTGTCCAGCAATTTGCTGATATGAACCGGTTGGGTGTTCGGTATATTTATGGCGATCAGATAAGCAAGAAACGTAAAAAGAACTGGGATTATCCGGTAATCAATCGTTGTTATGCTGACATGACTCAAGAGATAGCGATATTAACTGCTAATAATCCTCGAATAGAAGTTTTACCAAGAGAAGATGGTGATATTGATGTAGCCAAGAATGCTGGAATTGCATTGAAGGGCTATTGGTCTGATGTACTCAAGATGCGGATAAAAATCATTCAGGCCGAATATGATTGTCATATAAATGGGGTAATGATAGCTAAATGGTTTTACGAGCCTAAATCTAAGTGGAATCATAAAAAAGCCGATCAAACGGGTGATGGATGGGAAGGCGAAATCAATGTAAACATTGTGCGACCATGTTATTTTGGTTGTGACCCTGACGTTGAGTTAGCTGTTGAGATACCCACTAAGGCAAGATTTATTTTCACTGAACGCTGGGTGGATAAGCGATGGGCGGCTCATCGTTGGCCTAAATACGCCAAGTATTTGCAGGATTGTGGTGAAATAGACAAAGAGGGCAACTTTATAAGTGATGAAATAGAGGTTGATGATACAGGTGGCGGAATAGGTGCCGACCAGATTGGTTTTGACCAGTCAACTAACGATTGGAATGGCAAAGAAAGTGATAATCTTAGCGAAGAACAATTACAAAAAAGGCTAGCCAATGTGATATTGGGGGTGAATGATAGCGGTAAATCTGATGATTCTTCGTCAAATAATATGTCAGTAAGAGTTCAGGAGATATATTTTCGGGATTATACCACAAAAACTGTTGAGTCATTGAAAAGTGACTGGCCTGCTGGTCAAGGTGAAGCTGAACACATATATCAACAGGATGACGACCCAACTTATTATGATTCTACCAAGCCTAAATATGACGAAAATGACAACACTGTTGGGCATGAAGCATTTACTGGTGATTGGCCACAGAAGGAGATAAGGCCGGAATATCAAGAACCGTTATATCCTACTGGCAGATTTGTCATCAGGTTGGGTGGTGATGTTATTGTTGAAGATAGGGCATGGGAATATGATAATTGGCCGTTTGCGGTAGCTCCATATTATCTATTGCCTCATATATGGCAGGGCGTCAATTGCGTAGAGCTTTCCCGTGGGTTCCAAGACTGGATGAATACAATTGCCAGTCATCTGACTAATTACATCAAGTATTTTTCTGATCCTCACATATGGGTGGAAGAGGAAGCGTTAGTTAGGGACAGTGACAAGAAAAAACAAACTTTTCCTAATTGGGCTGGTTCTATTGTACGATTCGCCAGGGGCAAGATAGGCCGTGCTATTCGACATGAACCACCTTCATTGCCACCAACATTATTTCAGATATTTGAATTATTTAGAAGTTCTGACCAAGATTTGAAGGGTGTGCATGATGTAACCCAAGGCAAAGCGTCCACAGGAAAAAACACATTGGGCGAAATGGATATGCTCAATCGCAATTCACGCCAGAGGCTTGCCTTGCAAGGTGCTTTTTTAGATGTATTCTTGCATCAGATTAACACCGGTATATTAGAGTTGATGCAAAGGCATTTAGACCCCGGCAAATGGATAAGATGGACTGGCGATAATGCTGATTCGGCAAAATCTTCTATTCAGTGGACGCAGGAAATGGTAGACTCTGAATTTGATGTGATATTGGAGCCAGTTTCTACGCTTCCATACGACGAGGAACGCGAGTCAGGTAAATATAAGATGGCTTTAGATGTGGTCGGCCCGGCTATGCTGGAAGATTTTCTAAAGAAATTAAAGATTCAGAACGTACCTAAAATTATGGCTAACCATGAAATTGTTGGTCCATTGACTCAACTATTGGAAATGGCTAAACAAAGTGGCGTGGGACCTGAACAGTTACTTATTGCTGTAAAAGCTCAATTGGATCAGGTTAAGATTATGACAGAAAAAGGAGAAACTGATGGTATCGAATAATGGAGATTTGAACGAACGGGAAAAGGCGTTAAAGGAAGGCCATACTTGTGGTAGTTGTTCATTTGCTGCTTTAGTGGCTATTCCAGCGATACCGCCGAATGATCATGTAGCTACTCCGGGCAAGATAATGGCGGCGTTTTTGGTTAGTTGTATGAACAGGGACAGTCAAAAATTTACTGATGCCGTAACTGTGAACTATAGTTGTTCTTTATGGAATCAGCGGGAAAAGCAAAAGGAATCAAAAATAATCACATTGCCAAAAGGTAGTAAGCTGGCGGACAGAATACAATAAAAGGAACATACAAAATGAGTCAACATGAAGATTCAATGATTAAAATAGGAAAGTATTTTGATTATTTTCTAAATCAGCAGCCAAGATTTTATGGTTCTGTGAAGATCAATTTTCAAAATGGAGTGCCAGGCAAATTTGTTAATATCGAGGGCACTGACAGTATGTCGAAAGATTCAACAGAATGTACAATTGATTCTGGCATAGATACTGATGATAAAGGTTGTGAGTCGACATAAGACCACAGTGTTATAAAATAATTAGGTATTTGGAAAAACCAAAGCCCTAGCCAAACTTATATTGGTTGGGGTTTTTTTTGTGTATAGCCCAATATATAACTAATTGAATCATTTTTGGACATGTGCTGAAATGACAATTGGTGAGTATTATTGGGATTAAACTATTTTATTGGTGTGATTTGGACATGTGCTGAATCGCAAAAATGAAAGGATATAAAATGTCTGACAAAGAAAAAGCATCTGAAGTTTTGGATCAAAAAAATGATGATGCAGGAGATGGTGTATTAGAAGATGGCAACGTAATCGGTGATGGTGCAAAAGAAGTTGAATCTGATATTCCAGAAGCTAACTCTTCGGATGGCGACTGGGACAAGCAGCGGCAATTTCGCGATGAACTTTCAGCGGCCAATAAACGTCAGCTACAAGCCGAGCAACACATCAAAGAGTTGACCGACAAAGCTGACGCGGCCCAATCGCAGTTGGAAGAAATTAAAAGAGAAAATGCCAACAACGACGATCCTGACCTTGACGAATATGATGATATGCAAAAGCATGTCAAGAATATGACTAGCAAGTTAAGTGATCTGGAAGGACAAGTCGTAGATTCTCGTACAAAAGCTATTGAGGCTCAATCTCAATTAACTGAACTTCAAAATCAGATAATTGACAGGGAAGCCAGGGCTGAAGGCACAAGGCTGCTTAATCAGGAAATCAAAAACAATGAGAAGCGATTGGGCACCACCAAACATACCAATAAGATTTTGGATTTGGTTAATAAAGAATACGATGACAATCAAATACATCTAATGCCAGACAAACCACGAAAGGCGTGGATACAAAATACGTTAAAATTGCGGTTCACTGAAGCTGCTGAAAAAGCAGGTTCTTCTACCGCTAAAACTAAAAACGCCAATGCTCCAGTAGACACTGGTTCTGGTGGTAGCGGTCCTCCTGACGCTGAGATTACTGAAGGCAACATAAATGATGTTGTTGCTCAAATGAAAGCCAAGTATGAGGGCGGCTAATTTCTTAAAAGAAAATGAAAGGATGTGATTTTTTATGGCTAGTAATTTAACTGAAGCGACCAGGGAAATGGTCGATAAAACATGGAGAAGCGCTGTAAGTTATGGCAGTCCATTGTTTACTCGTTTGATTGAACGTAAGCAAGTGATTGAAGGTGGTCTTAAATTCCAGCAATTGCTTGAAACTTCTGATATGCAATCACTTGTGCAGGAATATGGGCCCAATGACGGTCTTGTTGGTGGTTCAAAAGAATTTATTGATAAGCCGGAGTTTGTAAGGGCTTTCATTCAAGTTCCTTTGGAAAAGAGTGTTGACGAAAGTGTCATGAATGCTCCGAAGGGCGACCATCAGTTGCTCAATATTGCCAAGAAAAATACGCAGCGTGGCATAAAGGGCGTCAAATTACAAATGATGCACCGTATGTATGGCTGTGCTACTGATACTGAAATTGACGCATATCATACTTATATGCAGGGTCTACCGTCAGCTTTGCTGGAAAATACCACTTATGGTAGTATTGCCAGGTCTGGTACTACTACTGGTGGCTTTTGGCAATCTGCCGATTATTCAGCATGGGACACAGCGGTCAATATTAACAAATACAATGTTAATACATGGCTTGACTCTTGCTTGGAATACTCAGAAGATCGCGGCGAATTTCTCATTGTCATGGGTAATACACTTTATAACCGGCTCAAAGGCATTTTTGAGGCATCTAACACATACACGCCAAAGGCTAATAAATCTGAACAGGGGTTTGAGTCGATGGAATTTGATGGCATAGAGATCGCCAAGTGTTATTTGCTTGATAGAATGGTTTCGACTGGTTCAACCAATAACCAGGGAAGTGTTTCTATTTTGCATAATGGGTCCAAGACAATCAATTCCGATATAGGAGCAACTACATCCGCTGGTCTATGCGGAAATTCCTCTTATGATGGCAATCAGTATGTCTTTGTTCTTGACTTGCGAACGTGGAACTTGAGATATAGTTTTAATCCAGATGACAGTGGTAAAAGGGCTGGTGATAGTCCTTTCATCATCACTGATTATTTCGATCAATCTCAGCTTGAGGGTGGTGTTGAAAAAGCACTAGCTCGCGTTAAGTTCCGTGGCAATCTATGTTGTGACCTTCCCAATCATAATCTTATGAGAGCGAATGTCTCTTAATTTTTTCTAATGAAAGGATGTGATTTCTTATGGCAGAATCAACAATGGATCCTTCGACATTATTTCTTTACGATTTAGTGCCGGGGCCGATAACTTATGATTTGCCCCCAGCGGATGCTTCTGGGGATGTGTTTGGTAATGCTACTCATTGTAATGTGGCTACCGCCGCATATCAGATAGGTAAAAAAGTAGGAGTATATTCAACTGCTACAGATGGAACAACTTCTCAGCCTGGCTGGTCTGTTCTAACCTATCTGAGGTTTCAGAAGGGTGCTGACACAGACGCGGCAATTGGTGATTTGTGTTGCAAGCCTCTTAGCGCGACGGTGCCGTGGTATGATGTAACCCAGGACGGCGATTCGGCTGCTGTTAATTATGGACCATTCGCTGCAGTTGCTTGTGTCGCCATGACTGATAATTACTATGGGTGGTTCTGGACTGGTGGAGTGTGTCCGTATCAGCACGCACCAGACTTAGCGGCTGATACGACTTGTATTGTTTCAGCCACAGATGATGTGGCTGCTGGCGACGCCTTGGTTTTGGCAGACGCTTCAACGGCAAAGCAGTTGGGTGTTGATAATGTTGGTACTTTGACTTTACCGATTATTGGTTATGCTTTGACTGATGACGCCGAATAGAAAGGTGGTATATAGATTATGGCTAATTATTTCGATAATCCTATCACCGGTTATAAGCAATATCGTGGTAAGTTCGATGGTGGTTTTATAGAACATGGAGAGTATTCGTTTACGACTACCTCGACCACCGTGTCAGTTCCAACTTATTTCAGTAAGATTGTTGCGGTTATGATTACACCGCAGGAAACACTGGGATATAATGAAACTCTTTTTGCCGATCTTACTATTGCCACTGGAACAATCACTGTTTCACGGGTAGCGAATACTAAGTACCGTGAATTTCATTTTGCTATCGACAATGGTCAGTTTGCCAGTGATGATTTATCGGCAACTCCTTTGATGATAGCTCAATCGGCAATGACTTTGACAGCGGTAGAGGTGTATTGCGGTACAATAAATACTGGTACACCGATATTTGATCTTGGCGATGCGGTCGATGACGATGAGTATGTAGAATCTGAATCGGTGACTGGCGGCGATGGTGCTACAATTGAGTGTACTATTGACGATTCTACTGTGGCTGCTGATGACGTGCTTATTGCTCAGACAACTGGTGGTACTGGTGGTACGCCTGCGGATTGGTGTATAAGTTTGGCTGCTACCGAAGCTGCGGGCTCTTACACGAGTGCATTAACCTTTAACTATATGTTTGTCGGCATCTATTAAGAAAGGCAGGTGTGATATGGCGGTAGATATTACCAATCACTTTGCCGGTCATATGAATGGGGTGCAGATTGAATATGGTCAAAGTTCTTTTAGCGGAACAGGGTTGACGGTGCAAGTGCCTTGTAGTTTCGGTAAAATTACAGGTTGTTTCATAACGCCTAAACAAGAGACAAACAGTGCAGAGCGTTATGTTTGCGATTTGGTTTCCGACGGTGGTGTTACGACTGTGACACGAGTGTGTGCGTTGCGGCAGGTGAGTTTTCCTATTGATAATGCTCAATCGGAAAGCTCCAATTTGCCATTTACGCCATTGATGATTGCTCAGCGTGGCATGGTATTGTCAAATGTCAATTGGTTTCATGGCACAAGCTGGGGGCCAAGTAGTCCTTTGTTTTATCTTGGCACTTCAGCTAGCAATGGAGCCTATATCAATGGTTCTGCGATAAGTGGTGCAGCGACTAACAACACAGCGACTACATTTAGTAGTTTTGTTGCTTCCAGTATTGATGATGGAACAGTTATCGGTTTTAAGACGACTGATGGGCTTGGCCAATCCTCTACGCCGTCTGCGACTTCTACGGGCACTCCTAGTGCAACGTCAACCGGTTCTGCGTCTCCGTCATCTACCCAATCAATTACTGCATCCGCAACGGATTCGGCGACCGCTTCTGCTTCTGTACAAGCAGAGCAGCCGTCTGACTGTTTTGTTGCAGTCAATTATTTTACGCCGGAAAGTGATTTGCAGTTTAGCTATATCATTTTAGGTATATGGTGATAGTTATGTTTTTTAAGTAAGGATAACATTATGGCATTTGATGAAAATACAATGTTTACCAGTTCAATTAGTGGGTTTGTAGTTGATCTTGGCGAATACTCCTTTGTTACTACAGGCACAACCGTGGAAATTCCGACTAGGCTATCTGTCTGTTACGCTTCATACGTTATGTCCAAAGTAACCATGACAAGCGGCATAGAGATTTTTTTCAGTGATAAAATTATCACTAATGGGGCTATTACAGTTAGTAGATTAGCTCAGACAGATACCGGGGGATCACCAGGTTATACAAGTGGACTGACAATTAGTTATATGTTCATCGGTGTTTGAAAGTTATCGTTCCTTTTCTCCTGCTTGCAGTCGGCGTAAGACTAAGGTTTTGCGTCGGCTGTAAGTTTTTTTGAAAAGGGAGTATTTGTTCTAGGAGAAAATCTTTTGAGTAATGAAAAACTGGCAATAGTTATACCGGCTCGGAACGAGATATATCTACAGAGAACCATTGATGGAATATTGGAAAAAGCTGAAGGTGATATAGAAGTTATTGCTATCTTAGATGGTTACGATGTGCCTGTGACCCAAGAGGGTAAAGACTCACGGGTAAAAGTAATTCGTAACAAGACTTCTATAGGCCAACGGGCGTCAACTAATCTTGGAGCAAGAAGTAGTGACGCTAAGTATTTCATGAAATGCGACGCTCACGTATCGTTCGATCAAGGCTTTGATGTTAAATTAGAGGCTGATTTTGAGGACGATTGGACGGTAATGCCGCAGATGTATATTATTGATGGACAGGAAAGGATTGCGACCTGTCCGAAATGTCACACCAGAACAACCTCGAAGAAAGACAGCAAGGGCAAAAAACACCCTTACTATTGCAAAGCGTGTGATAGATTATATGAGGAACAGGATTGCTTAGTTATAGATAATCCATCTTTTTGGCAGCCGAAATGGCATAAGAAAATGGATTTTATGTATATTTCCAATGAACCTGGGTTAGTCCATAGGGCCCAATACTGGTATAAGTTTGCCAAGCGACCAGAAGCTAAGCAAGATTTGGTAGAAGTAATGACTGGCCAGGGAGCGGTATGGTTTCAAGACAGGAAGAGATTTTTGGACCTTGGCGGCCTTGACGAAGGTCATGGAAGTTGGGGTCAAGTTGGAATGGAGGTAGCTTGTAAGGCATGGTTGTCTGGTGGTCGACATTTAATCAATAAAAAAACATGGTTTGCTCATTGGTTCCGCGGTAATAATCCTGGGTTTCCTTATCCTTTACGACAAAAGGATATGAATTACGCTAGGGATTATTCAAGAGACTTGTGGCGTAACAGCAAATGGCCATTACAAAAACTACCACTTACATGGCTAGTACGTAAGTTTTGGCCGGTACCAACATGGACTGATGAAGCGATAACTGAATTAGATAAAACATGTAACAAAAAAGCAATTATTTATTATACAGATGGCACTTTGGATAGCATACTAGCTGAACAAATACGCAAGAGATTGAAAGAAGCTGCTGGCGATATACCAATTATATCTGTATCACAAAAGAAAATGTATTTTGAAACCGATGTCCGCGTTGGCAAAATAGGCAGATCACATTTGTCAATGTTCAAACAGATATTGGCAGGACTGGAAAAAGCTAAGGAAATGGGAGTTAATGTTGTATTTTTGGCAGAACATGATTGTCTTTATAGCCCTGAACATTTCAAGGTTTCTCTTTACAGTGATAAAAAGTTTTTCTATAACAATAATTTCCTGTGGGTACGACATGGAGGAAAGAAACATGGTCAGTACTCAAAGCCCCCCAAGTCTCGCAAGTTGATGTCACAATTGACATGTAACAGAGAGTGTCTGACTAAAGCAATAAAAGAGAGAATTGCTATGTTGGAAAAAGGCTTGGAAATGCCACGTGGTATAGTTGGTATATGTGAGCCTGGCGCCAATGAGCAGGTATTAAAGAGAAAAATACTAGAACAATGCAAAGACAAGAATATAGACACAGGATTTCTTGATGGATTTTTTGATTGGAAATCAGAAGATTTTGCCACAAAACGATCTAATTTGGATATCAGGCATGGTGGGAATTGGACTGGTACCCGTAATGGAACTGATGTTTCTGACACCGCTCCATATTGGGGAAAGATGTTACATGCTTTATCTGGTTTGTCTTACAGGGTTATTGACAGTAAATGGTATCAACCTGCGACTATAGACGGAGTCAAAATGTTGGCACGATTTTCACGGTCGCGGCAGAGTAAGTTTTATGGGCAAGGTAGGTGGGATAATTTTATAGAACCGCTTATTCCATTCAAAGACTGTAAGAATCGTGTTTTCGTAGACGCCGGATGTAATGCTGGCATGTATCTTGTTAATGCCGCCGATATGGGATTTGGGAAAGTTATAGGCATTGAAGCAAATAAAACTTATTTCGATCAAGCCTGTTTTTTGCTGGAGCATTATGACCATAAAATAAAAGTGATCAATAAAACTATTGGTGGTGATATGCAATTAAAAGAATTGCCAATCGCTGATATTACATTAGCCGCCAATGTATTATATTGGATCAAACCTAAGTTGGTTCAACAATATGTAGATCAGTTAGCAGAAAAAACACTTTATTGTTTAGTGGTTAGCAGGGATATGGAGAGCAGGAAATTTGCCAGCAAGGCTAATGGTGATTTCGTTAAAGCGATGTTTGGTTCTAACTGGCAGTTGGAAAAAGTCATTGAAAATGTGGATCAATTTGGTGATCCGGCACCAACGCCAATGTTCAGTATGCTATTTAAGAGTAATCTTATAACAAGATATAAAGTTGATGATCTTTATAACGAAGAAACATTTTGCAACAAAGCCGTATACAGAGATAGTTATAAAAAATTCAACGAAAAAGCAATGATTGGCCGTATTTTTGATGTGAGGACTACAGACTTTTATAAGTATGTAGTTAGTCGGGGTAAATGGGGCAATGATCCAATTGCAAGAGTAAGGAAGTGGGGACAGACGGCTTATGATATCAAGAAAAATGGACAAAAGACTCCTATTGAAATCAACTCGAACGGTTCGATAGAACATGGACTCCATCGATTGATTGTCTGTCATCAGTTAAATAAGGAATATATTGTAGCATACACCAAAAGAAAGAAATAGTAATGGCGAAGAAAAAAACAAAAAGTAAGAGTGCTGTGCCTAGTTATCCAGTCTTGCAAAGAATTAACGCTTCTATTACAAAAGCCAAAAATGGTTATGTAGTTGAATCTTACGGGCCAAATGGTGAATCAACTTATATAGCTAAAACTAAAAAAGAGGCCAAAGAGCGGGCAGCTAAACTTTTGGGATAAAAAATAATGGCTCTTAATTTCACAGAACTTGGGACAGAGTTGCAAGCTGAACTTGGCAAAACTGGCGACACTTCTCTTATTACAACCACAAGGGTTGGAAGATGGATTAACCAGTCATTGATAGATATTATTTATCAATGGCCCGGTTTGCGTGATGTGAATGTTTTGGATAAACATACATGGCAATGTCAAAGTGATACGTATGAATATGATGTAAAGGATTTTATTGATAAGCCGATAGCTCATATTATAAAGATCAGGTATGTTGACACAACGAATAGTAATTATCGTCAGATAGAGCCATTTACTGGTGGGCTGGATCAATGGGATGCCCAATATCCTTATATTCCTAATTTAAGCACTGGTATTCCGACGTGTTATTGCAGACGTGGTAATACAGTCGAGTTGGCTCCGATGCCTGGAAGTGACCAGGACTTAGTTCCTATCTGGATAGAATACACTTATTTGCCGCGGGCATTGTCTGGGACCGACACTCCTGTTTTAACTAATTTTGATGAATGTTTAATTCAATGGGGCAAGTCTTATGCGATGCGGCTATTAGGTAAAACCAACGAAGATACTGCTATGTTGATGGCAGCTAACGAGCAAAAACAATATGCCATGCAATTAGTAGGTGATCGAGTAAAAGGTGAAAGGGATTGGGATTACATGGACCAGATTCCTTACAATGGTCCGTAAGTTATAAAAATCTTTGAGAGGCAACCCATGATATTAGAACTATTGGCACAAGGAAATCTTGCTGTAGAACCTGGGATTACAATTGGTACTGGAGCGGCTGGGTTGATGGTTGGTATTATTGCTAAACATTATTGGCCAAAAAATGGGAGATATACCACAAAAGAATTATGTAATGAAAAACATAAAAACCTTGAGGGGTGGATGAAACGCATTGATTGCAAATTAGACGATGCCTTAAATAACCGGAGGTAAAACTAATGGCAGGGACAGCTACCGTTAGAATAATGGCAGCGATAACTGATTTAGGTCAGGTAGCACCATTATCAACGACATATACAGTAAGTGGAGTGGATGAATATGCAGGTCCTTTTTATGAAGAACTCGCCGCTACAACTACAGTCGAGGTGAGCAGTGGACAAATTGATACAGTAACAGGAATGTATATTAAATTAGTATCTGGGGGGACAACTGCGGCAACTGGATTATCAATTGATATAGCCGCTGCTTCTGACTGGACTACGGGAGACATGGTTTTGGTGTCCGGTCAATCAATCTTCTTTGTGCCTGTTTACACAGCAGGCGATGAAACCTATATTAAAAACCTGAATAGCTCGGCAGCAACGATACAATATCTTGTTTTTGGTGATAGTACCTGATGCCTGCTGTAAAACCTATTGTAATACCAGGAATCTTTGGCGGTCTTAATAGCGGTTCTCCCAGAGAACTTATCAGTCCGATTGAATCTCCGTCGATAACAAATTTTATAGTTAAAGACGGCGTATTACAGAAACGAACAGGTTATACTGATAATTCAGGGGCAATAAGTACTAGCTCTGCTACTCCGAGTGCGACTATCACTGGGACAGGCAGTGCCAGCCCAACTACAACAGGCACACCGAGTGCTACGACAACAGGTACACCAAGTGCCACTACAACGGGCACGCCGTCTGCTTCATCAGGTCAATCTGACTCGATTACACAATCAGCTACCCAATCAATTACGCAGTCGGCTACCCAATCTATCACACAGTCGGCAACTTCATCTTTAAGTACAACATCTAGTGCGACTCAGTCTATTACCGCTACGGCAAGTGCGACAGGATCGGTATCAGGTTCGGTAGGTGCTACGCTTGCCAAGTTTTTTCATGGTCATCACTATCAGGACGGCGTATCTGGTGATAAACGGTTCTGGTTATTTGGTGAGGATGTTTTATATAAAGATGGTATAGATGATATGTGGCACTCTGGGGCTGGGACTAATGACTTTCTAACAAATAGCGCTGAAGATTATTATTTTACTACAACAGAGATTGTCGAGTTAGACGATTATAAAAACTATATGATTGTTAATCAGTCGGATACCAAGCGTATTGGCGGTACGTTCCGAAAAGTATGTTATTCAAGTAGTCCTACATCACCATTGGTTATACTTGCCGGTGGTGATGGTTATAATGGCACCGGCACTGATCATTATTGCAAACGGGTAATAAGTTATGGTGACCATTTGCATTTACTTCATACAAAAGAACATCTTGGCGGTGAATGGCTGGATATGTTCCAACGCCACAGATGGAGTAATCTTGCCCATTTTACTGCTACCGCCGATTGGAATGATGTTGCTACAGCGGGAGCAGGATACAAAGACTTGAAAACAGATTTTGGGTCTATAATGAATGGCGAAGTTTTAGTAGATACTCTTTATGATTATCTGGAAGGTGCCATTTATGCGTGTTATAGAACTGGAAGTAGCACTGATCCATTTCATTTTGAGCCAATGCTGGCTGGATTAGGATTATATTCGCCTCGTCTTTTAGCAAGTAATGGCGAGTCTCATTTTTTCGTTGGTAGCGATCATAATATATATCAGTATTATGGTGGTAGGAATAAAGTGCCAATTGGCGATAAGATAAAAACTGAATTTTTCGACAATATCAATAATACTCAAAGTAGTGGTTATGCTAGAGCGGATCGGTCATGGGCTTTTGTTTTGCGTGATATTGAAGCTGTGATATTTGCCATACCAACTGGTAGTGGTAATACTGATCCAACATTGTTTTATGTTTATTTTTGGCGTGATGGTCGTTGGGATAAATGGGACTACATTGATACTATTTGTGGAATGGGTAATTATGAACGACCATCAGCAATGAGTGTAAACGATTTGCCGATATTTTCTGATAGCAATGGTTGTATTTATCAATACGATTATTCGTCAACCGATGATGACGGTATAGCTATAGACGCGACAGTAGAGACTAAAGATTTTGTAATTGATTTGAAAAATGAATATCGGGATATGAATGTTTGGTTTGAGGCTAGTGGCGATGGAGCATCTTCGTCAGTTGACGTGTCGGTTAGTGTTGATTCTGGAAATACTTTCAGCACTGCTGTTACTAAGACAATAACGAGTACTTGGGATTTGTATAAAGCGAATTTCAATGTTTCTGGTTATGTGATGCGATTCAAATTCCGTAATAATACAGTAGGGAAAAAATTGTTGTTGGGTAGAATAAGATCGGAACTCGTGAAAAGCAACGAAAAGGGTTAGGTCATGGCAAATACATCAGTGCTTGGTTACAGCGGATTGGACATGTTGCCTCCAATGCCGCAAGCCGGTGCGAATCAGCAAGAGACTATAGACAACTTGCTTGATTTTTGTCAGAAGATGCTTTTGGCCAATAGTGATTTACTGGCCAGATTGCATACACAGGCCAATATTGGTTTTTTGTCTTATACTGACGGGACGAATACTGAATACTCTAAAGACGATTCAGCTTTGGACTTGTCGTCTCTTGCGGCAACTATTGATTTTGATTTGCCATTAACGGAAGGCATTACATGGTCGGTAGATAATGGTGTTCCAAAATGGACATCTGGGACAGTAAGTTATGGTGGAACTAATTATACAATAACCGCATGGCAAAGCGGTAATACAACAAATAGTACAAGAGGGATATATTGGGACTTATCCAGTCCGACTGTCTTAAGTGGTAGTGATTTGCCAACATCTGCGTCCAATCGTTGGTATTTGGCGTTTTTTGATGGGACTGAAATTTATTCGGCAATGCAAAGTACCATTATTCACGGTGGTCTGATTCAAGGTAGCACGATTACAGCAAACAAGATAATACTGTCAGAGATCAATACATCAGATATTACTAATGATTCTAATTGGGATGATACCAATACAGTACTTAATAATACGACAATTACCGGTGGAAAGATTGATATAGATACATTGTATCAAAATACATCTACCGGAACTTACAATTTGGTAAAGAGAGCATCGCTGACATCAACAGGGCTAGTCGTATGGTCACAGATAGATGACGATGATCTCAAAAAACCTGACGATAATGCTGATGTTACTGGCGATAATGTAGCTGCCTCTATAGTTGGTCAACAAGCTCTAGCAACTGCTACACATGCTGCGTGGGCAACACAACTATCAGGCATACCAAGTTATCTTGGTACTGCTGCTGGCGGTATACCTGCCGGTCATTCAGGAGTAATTATAACAGCCGCTGCTCTAGGTTATTATGATACAGGTGTCTTAAAATCATATATAGATAATACTGGTGTTTGTTATTTTGGAGATGGTACTGACCCTGCTACTGATTCAGGTAATTATCTTTATTTTAATCCATCAACAAATAAAATCAAGATACGGGCCGAGTATGGTTATCTGGGCTCAGCGGACACGTATCTAAACATTGACTCTGGAAAATTGGTGCTTAAAGGTTCTAGTTGGAAACTAACTGGTGATGACGATTTAGGGATTAGAATAGACCCGTATAACGCTATCAATGCTATAACCGTGATTGATGCGGCCGGAATAGATTGTTATGTAAAGTCAGTTAATACATATAATGGAATATATATAAGGGCTACATCAGATATCTACGCCCAACTGACGGCAACATATTATGGAGCCGGTGCACCAGCTATAAACCCACAGTTTATGGTGAGGGACAGAAATAGCTACGGATCGTCGACTAAGTACATTCAGTATGAAACATCTGGGACCAGCACAACGTTCAACATAAAAGGCCCAAGCGTATCTTATGCTGACTTGTCAAGCTCTACAATTGCTAAAACATGCACAGCAACAAGCAGTTTTACTACCATAGCTTCAGGTGGTAGCGTGTATGGAAGTAACATTGTCGAAACATACGGAGCATCCTCAGAGTACTCCTACATGATGCTGCGTAAGTCAAAGTCGAACACAGATGGAACAGTGGCTGCTACATCATCTGGTGATAATTTAGGGTCTGTTCGTATACATGGTGCAAACTCTGCTGGTACACCTGCATTTGCTTATGGTGGTTATATTCGCGTTATGCAAGAGGGCGCTGCCACTACTACGTACTGCCCTAGCAGGATGGAGTTTACTGTAGCTGACGCTGCTGGTACTGGTTTAGAAACCATGACATTTGATAGCAATGGTGACTTGGATGTACCTGGTGATATAGTAGTTGATGGTGATACATCAGACTTGATTAAAAATGCTTGGTTTAAAGGTAATACCTATACTGGTGATGGCAATGCTACTCAATCTATAACACACGGTTTAGGTAGAACACCTAAATTTGTAATTGTTGGCAGTCACGTACATATTAGTAGGAATACACAGACATGGTCAATAGGTGGTGGAAGCTCAAAAATAACAAGTGTTGGTGGTACCACATTCACAGTTAATGACAGTGCAGCTAATTATCACGCATTAAATACTAATACTGTGGGTTACTATTGGGTATGTTTCTAAATGAAGTTTAGTTGTCAAAGATGTGGAAGTTGTTGTAAGTTAGCTTTCGTTAAGGTATTGGCTGAGCCTGAATTGGCTGATGTGTTTATATGTCGAGAGGACGGCAGTTGCGGTCATCTTAAAAAAAATAAAGAAGGTGTATATTATTGTGATATATACCAAACTCGGCCTAATTCTTGTAGATCAGATTGGGTAGTTAAAAACTTAGGCCCATCTTTGAGTATGAAAACTGAAGATTATGATTCTATCGCGCCAAGGATATGCAGAGCCTTGAGGGCTTTTTTGCGAGGTGAAAATTATGAATATATTGATCAGTACCATTGACACCAATGGCAGCCTTTTTAGGATAGAAAAAAGCCCAATTGCAATGGGGCGTATCTTTCTTACAAAAGGACCTACGAATAAAGGACGTAACCAACGGTGGGAGCCTATATCTACGGGGCTTGCTGCGGCTGGTGCTGCGGCTGGTACTGGTGCTGCTGCTGGTAGTTCGTTAGGGTCATATATACTTGGCGGTTCTGCTATTATGGGCGGGTCCCAGTTGGCAGGTGGATTACTTGGCGGTGGAACCAAAAGCCCAAAAGCTAAAACCACATTTAGCCCACAGCAAAAACAAATGAATCAATTGATTTTTGATTTCTTGATGGGTATAGAACGGGACGCAAAAGGCAGGGAAATCAGTCGCAACCCTTTGTTGACTCAAATGAAAGATCGACCGGTTCCTAAAATGCGGAAAGCACCATTGACTGGTAGCCAAAAACAAGGACTTAATCTAGCTCAAGGCATGATGGGTAAAATAGGGGCCAGCAGGCCAGATACCAGTTATACAAGTCAGTTGAAAAAGGGGATATTGCCTACTGATCCCAGATTTAAGGGCAATACCAGGTTTTTGAAAGATGGTGGCAAAATTAAACCTGGGGAATCAGCTATTGTTGGCGAAGCTGGACTCCCAGAAAAGATAATAGCTTTACCCAAAGGCGGGGTAGAGGTTATACCAAACCCTAAAACTTTTTCCAGTAGAAAAACCTTGTCTGATGCCATAAGTAAATCTAAAAAAGCTGAACGAAAATTTAGATTGCCTGCCAAAGCATTAGGAACATTAACACCAAAACGTCAATATGGTGATTATTTCTTGGATTATGATGCCAATATAAGTGATGCTAATTATTGGGATTATGATAAACCGTATACTACTGATACTAAAAAAGGTTTTGAAGATTGGTTAGGAGAAAACAGAGGCGATGAACTTTGGTATAAACGATTGATGGGCACGGACAGAAACAATCCTCTTTTCCAGACGTGGGGGCGTACTAGAGATACATTTAAGCCCGGTGATATTTCCAGTATTCCTACCAGAAGGGGCGTTAATAGTGTGCCGTATGCTCCGGGGTCGCCTACCGGTCAAGTGCATGAAGGTTATTCTGGTGCTTTACAAGAATGGTGGAAACAACTGCCACAGGTTTCTGGTAACACATCTTTGGATACTCTTTTGGGTACTATACCGGATGATCAGCGATCTGATTTTGGTGATTGGCTGACAAATTATGGCCAAAAATATGGGCCAGACGCAGCAACCAATCAGTATGGATTGCGAGAAGGTCAATACAGTTTTGAGGACCCTTATAATGTAGATTTGGCTAGTTTAGGCTTGGGAATCAATAAATATATGACTGACCAAGGTTATGAGCAAGCAGATGGGCAATGGGCGGCTCCTAATGCTGTCGAAGAAACACCGATGGATTGGAGCGGCTTATTGGGCCAATTGACCCCAGATCAATATAGCAACTTCAATAAGTACTTGGAAAATTATCAGGGTGGGGCTTTGGCCGATCAAGGTCTTGTATGGAATCCTGAAACTGGCAAAGCTGAATTTGTAGCACCAGATAATTATTATGTTGGTATGGGGCAAGCGGTATCTGACTTCTTAGGCCAGCCGCCAGCAGACCCTAACGCTATAGCTGGACAGCCTACGCCGACTACACCAACTGATACATCTGGTCAAATTATCAATAATTTAACGCCACTCATTACTGGTCTGGCAACGTCGAAATTTGACCCAACTAAATACCAAGAGCAATTTCAAGCGGGGGTTGCTGATCCTGCTTATAAACGATTTGAAGAATCTACTCGACCAGCCATTAGGGAGACTTTTGGTGGGGGAAATTTATTTGGTTCAGCTAGAGAGAAAGCTGAATTGAAAGGTCAGAGCGATCTTGATTCAGCATTAGCGGCTAAGCAAGCTGAATATATGGTGGGTGCCGAGGAAGGTTTTGAGAACAGGCGAAGTACAGCGATAAACCAGGCAATGAATCTAGCTAAATTGCCGTCTGATATTGCTGGCCAAACAGCATCTACTGATTATAAAAAGGCCGCTGCTGCTGGAATGTTCCATGATATGGAACTCCAGGAAGCGGTTGTAAATTCAAATCTTGATAATCAAGACATCGTGATGTTGCAAAGTTTAATGAGTATTTATCAGATAGAACAAAATCAAATAGATAGCGAGTTCAAGACTTCATTTATCAATGCGATGCAAGGTCCGTATGGGTTTGATTGGAATACAATCATGTCTCTTTTGAGTGGATATCAGGGGCAGTCCCAGATTGCTTATACATAAGGAAGTATTAAGATGCCGTCAATACAATATATGCCAAGACGACCAGATGCCAGACGGGAATCATTAGCCCGTGGTATTACGGGGATGGGGCAAGCCATGGGACAAGGGCTAAAAGATTTTGGTATGATTAAAAATCAGGAAAATCTTAGATTAGACAGACAGCAATATATAGAAGATAAGAACTTTGAACGGTTTGCTTCTATGTATAGCAAATCTACCGATCCCTTACAGCGTAAAAGTCTTGAAAGTATGGGCCAGTCGTTTGGATACGATAAGCGTTTCCCTGAAAAGTGGAAAATAATTACTAATCCTGACATTAACTTTGGTCCAACTATGCCTGAGAAGGTTGAGAAAGAGCTTGAAAGGTTTAGTGGGTGGCCTGACGACTATGAAGGTGACAAGGGCCAAGATATTGTTAATTATACTAGCAGGGTTCTTGACCGTTTAGGGCAAAGTGCGGTGGATGAAATAGGACATCAATTTCCAGCGGGGTATCCTGAATATGCCGAAAATATAAGAACTGCCGTAGATAATTGGAGAAAGAAGAATCCAGCAACAGCGGATACACCTGCAACAGCGGAATCTGTTTCTACGCCAGCGAGTGTATTGAGTCAAGGCATGACAGCAAGAAAAGACCCTAATCAACCTTCGTCATTGCAAGAATTAGCTACACTTGCAATGCGGCCTGAGCCGACAACAGAGACAACCGCTCCGAACAGATTATCTGGTGTAGAAGATTTAACGACTCCTTCCGAATGGTCTGGCATAAATGCTCCGCTACCTGATCCATCTAGTGTTTTGCCTCCTGGTTCTATGTCTGGTATGGGTTCATTTCAGAATCTGCCGCCAATACCGGAGTCACCGGCAAGGGACCCAAATCAGCCGATTACACCGCCATCTACACTACAGGAACTAGCCGTAGCTTCCATGCAGCCAGCGACAGCGAATAATATGGACCAAGGAATGGCTACGACTCAACAAACGCCTGCGACTATTCCGGCCGATGTCCAAGAATGGCTGGATTATCTTGGGAAAACATCACCAGATATAATGAAGTTAGCTATGAAGTCAAGAAAGACTACAGGTAGAGATTGGAATGAGATATTTCAGGCAATTCAGGAAAGTGGTATTTTCAATAATAGTAAATGGGGACAGAACCGAGGGGCAAGATAAATATAAATGGCAACTGTATTAGAACAACTTGAGCAAAGATTACTAACTCCCAAGCCAGAACCGATAGTAACACATGATCCCGCTGTTATTAAATCGCTTGAAACTGGGTTAGCGGATTCTCCACCGCCACAAACGGACCCATTTGTGGTAAAGACCCTTGAGGATAAACTTCTGTCTCAGCCACATTCTAGCGTATCAACTGGTGCATCGACTGGCGTGTCGCCTGGTCAGTCTCCATATAAGAGCCCTGTATTTGCAAAAGAAAGCGGTTTGCCTAAAGTGTCAACTGGGCTGGAGGGTGGACTGAGCAATAAGCCAGTTTATGATGATTTTGGCTATGGTGTCGGTGGCTCGTGGGACGAACCGGACCCGCATACGACTCGCATGACTGGTATGAAGGACGCTTATGTTGAAGAAATACTAAAAATGTCACCCAATAAACGTCGGGCGTGGATGGGTGCTCATGCTAACGATGAGTTTTTTGGCCTTAATGAATGGATGAGCCGAAAAAACATTCACCCTACTGAATGGTTGCAATACTTGTTTGATGGCGTGGACGTAAGAGGCTTTAACGCTGCCGAAAAAGCTGCGATAGAAAAAGTGGTCTCTGAATCGCCTCTAAAAGAAAAGGTTATTCAAGGGGCTGCGTCTGTTCCCCGTCTGGCTGTTGAGTTTGGTGCGACAGGTATGGGGTTGGGTGCGTTAGCAAAAACGGCTGGTCTTGGGAGCAAGATATCGGGTTCTGCTCCGCTTGTAGACAGGGCTCTATCGAGTGCTGGCAAGGCGGCGGCTGTATTCGGGGCCCACGAGGGTATGCAGGCTCCGAGGAAAGACGAGACGATACCTGGTAGGGTTGCCAGTACTGTTGGTGCCGCTGGCACTGGGGTTATGCTGGGAGCTCTTGGAGCGGCTGTTCCATCCACAGCAATTAGGGCCCCGGCGGTTATTGCTGGTTTCGGCGGAAAAACCTATATGGAGACCGGCGGAGACGTAGACGCTACTATTGAGGCGATGGTTCAGATAGCGGCTTTTGAGGCACTTGGATTAAGCAAGCAAGCTGCCAGATACGGAAAAAGCCGATATGAGTCCTACCGGGCAGGCGATAAACTGGCTGTAGCCGAAGCCGTCAAGCGAACATCCGCTGATCTGTTCAGAATGAGATCGAAAGCACTCGAAGAACTAGGGTTAGGGCCAGAGGCCACATCTGAACAGATTAGACAAGCCAAGCGCCAAGCTGGAATGAAACTCCACCCGGACATCGCTGGTAAACAGGCTGAACCGGCTTTTAAGCAGAAAATCGCCGCTGCGGAGTTTTTGGAGGGTAAGCGAGGTCAGTTTGTCCCAGAAACCGCGAAAATTCGCCCGTTTCCTGCCCAAGGCTTAACGAAAACAAAAAAAACGACTCCAAGTACGTCTTTAGCAACAAAGTCCACTACAGAGCAAGCTAGGGCCCCTGAAGCGAAAACCGTGTTTTCCAGGATGCCAGACGACATATTAAAGCAGCAAGCAGATCATGGAGTGCTAGGGGCCCAAAAAGAGCAGGTTTTGCGACAGTCAGGCCCCAAGGCAGTAGAATCACAAAAGAAGCCAGGTAAACCGCCCAAACCATCTTTTAAGCAAAAAATTGAACCAGAACAGACTACTGTGCAGGAACCCGCCTCCCAAGTGGCCCCGACACGGCAGCCAGGACCGCAGGAACCAATGGAACCGGTCGGGGAAAAGGCGGGGACGAAAGAACTTGCTAAGGCAGAAAAAACCCAAATAGCTAAAGAAGCAAATCTGAAACAGAAAGATATTTCCCCCGCAAAAGAAAAACAACAGTTGGCTGAAAAAACTGGCGAAACTATCAAGCCAGAGGTTGTTACGCCAGACGCAAAAGAGATAGTGCCAATTAAAACGCACAGGGTTACTATTGAAGGCACTACCCAAATTGCGAAAAAATTGTTTGTTCGCAAGCAATTACAAAATATAATCAAGACGTTACCTGAAAAAACTACTACAGAACATCAGAATTTGCTTAATGAATTAGCTAAACGGGATGTAAGAAGGGCATGGGTAGAAACAGGAGATGAAAAAGACAAAATCAAAAAACTTACAGCCCTACTCCGGTCGCATTCTGTAAAGGTCGAATTTGACAATGACACAACTCTTTGGATACCAAATAGCCGAGATGTTATTGACCGTGATCCAAAATGGATAAATAAGTCTGTTGGCGCAGTTATAGCAACCTCAGCTAAACCTAGAAAAAAGATTACTTTACCTGTTGCACGTAAAAAAACTAAGATTAGTTCTCCGCAATTGAAAGCTGGCAAAGATTATGTAAAACTTGTTCACATTGCCGCTGCTAGTAAAGTAACCGAGAAAGGACAATCGTTAAGCGGGGTAAAAGCTACTGAAGATGAGATTGTGGCTACTGATGGCCGCATATTGTTTACTATAAAACGCGAAGGAGCATTTAAGGATGTTGCCCAAGTCTATAAAGATAATAAAGGTATGTTTTTAGGCAAAGATGGAAAGCCAATTACTAATGAAAACTTATCATTTCCTACGCATGAAAAAGTCATACCTGAAGATAATTTAATAACCACTGAAACTGATTTGCAGCAATTATTTAGAAACATTAAAAAGGCTAGTCTGTTTGCTGGCAAAGCAAAAGACCCCGAAAAAGAAGGTGTTCATGCTTACTTGAATCCAGATAAAACATTAGGTTTTACCTGCCTTGAACCATCAACAACGTCCAAAGTCAATGTTCAAGACGGAGCTAGTTACGTTGCATCTATGAATCCCCATAATTTAATGAGGTTGATAACGGCCCATATTAAGGTTGGTAGCAAAAAACTAAAAATACATATAAAAGAAGGCGAGAATAATTTTGGTGTATTAAAACTTGTTGGGGAAAAAGGGGACACAAGTGTAATAATTGGACCTTTTGGTGAAAAAGAGTATGGTGATATATATAACAAATCAGAAGCTGGTTTTGCTGCAATTCCAGATTGGAATGATGCTAAAGAGTTTATGTCTTTGCCACACAAAACAGCTAAGGGGATTGCATCGCTTGGCGGTAGATTTACTCAACAAAGCGTTGATCAATTAGCTAAATGGGCGCCTATATCAGGCAAGGCTCTCGGTGACAGCTTCTTTACTATCACACATAGAGAGAGTGAATTAGTCGGTCTTTGGATGGACGAAATGCGTAACGCTATGGGGAAAATGACAAAGGCAGAACAGGATAACTACCGCAGGGCTGTACGTGGCAATGCTACCGCAACAAATAAAAAAGTAAAAACAGCTATTGATTTGACTTTGAAATTGTCCGATAAAATGGGTGTTTTGAAAGAAGATGTCGGACTAAGCTCTTATGGCCCTAAAGGCGAAACGCCATTTAAGCTATTGCAGAAGCAGTACCCCTTACGGTTGAGCAAACAAGCAAGAGAATCAATCCAGAAAGAAAGCGGTAAGGAGTATGAAGATTTAGCGGAATGGATAGCTCTTGATATGGATAAAAGGGGAATCGAGTATGTAGAAAAACAGATAAGGGAAAAGACTAAAAATAGATCAAAGGCAACCTATATTAAACAAGCTAAAAGGTTTTTAAGAGATTCACGCAAATATAGCCCATCTGGTCAAGAACTGGAGGAATTATATTTACGCTTATCTCAAGGCAAAAAAACAGGCCCTAGATTTGAGAGTAAAATAGCTAAATGGCAGTACCATCGAGCTTTTGAGTATCCTGATATGTTTTTGGATAAGAATCCTTATAAGGTGTGGGAACAACATATTTATTCATCAGGACGACGAATAGCTGAAGCGGAGGTATGGGGGCCAAAAAGTGACAGGCTTAAAAAAACTATTAAAGCCGGGTATGTGGAAACTGGCAAGATAGCTCGCAAAAAAGGTAAGGACATTGACAGGGAACAACAATCATTCCTAGATGCAGCTAGCCACCTTGTAGGTTACGAAAGTGATATTGGGGGGTTGAAAACCCAGCCGTCTAAAGTTTCAGTTAAGATGATGCGTGGGGGGCGGATAGCTACTGGTGCTATTCACTTGTTTAATCTCACCGCTCCACTCCGTAACACTATATGGGGACAAGCGGCATCTATGACGCACTTTGGATCGTTAATGCCACACGCTCAGTATTTACGGGTTATATTTCAACCGAAATCGATTAAGGAAGCTCGGAAAGCGGGGGCCTTAGAGCATAGCGGAACAAATCATTTCTTTGCTGAAGGTGTTGCTCCAGAAATCGTATCGGTTGCAAGACTACCAATGGGTATAGCAGAAATCATGTTACGGACCACATCTGCTTTTACTGGGGCCGGTGTTTGGAGCAGGGCAGTTAAACGAGCAAACAAAAAGTACAAAAAAACCGGAAAGATTCATAAAGATAATTGGTTGATACGAGAACTGACAAATAGGGATGTTGGGTTTACCAAAGAGCAATGTATCGACATGATCAAGCGTGGTTCTGTGAGTACCGCTGAGAGATACCGCATGATGCGAGGCGCTGTGAACGTCACACAGTTCAGTGCTGACGCTAAAGATATTCCGCTTTCATGGTCTACTGAAGGCGGACGATTCTGGACACAATTTTATTCAATGGCGTATAAGCATACGCAAAATACTATTGGTTACGCACTCGAAGAATTGGGACATGTCAGACTAAAACCATTATTGAGGTTTGCGATTGCGGCTATATTCGCCGGATGGTCCATAGAAAAAGTCCGCGAAGTGTTTAGTGGTAAGATGCCAGGCAAAAAAGATGTAGACAGGCTTGATAAGTGGTTGAGGCGTATTGGCAATGCTTTGGGTGTCATAGAGGTTCCAATACGTCTTTTGTCTACCAGTGATCCAGGGCAAGTTTTGCGGACAATTACCCCTGCACCTGTTGGCACTGCTGCTAACTTAGTAGCGGCAGCACATAAGGCAGCAGCAACTTACGCAGGGCCAGAGGCAACTACCGAAAAAAAACAACAAAAGAAAGAAGCATCGGCTATTAAAGGAGTTGCGACAACAACGGGATTGGGAAGGAATATTTATGGTATATTACAAAAAGCCAGGCAAGGACGGCCGTTGCTTGGGATACAAGCGGTGTCAGAAAAAGAAGATACTGTAGCTGAGTATTATCGACGTAAGCTGGCTAACCTATACAGAGAAAGTAAACCAGAATCAGAGATTAAAAAACATGATGATTGGGCTAGGAAAAAGGGTATAAATATCAAAAAGGAGAAGGAAAAAGCTCAAATAACTGTACGTTCAGAGTTATATGACGAATTATATATGGCTAAAAAGAAAGAAGATTCAGTTAAATATGATGCAATCAATGAACGTCTAAAGACTCAATTGGGAACCAAGTCGTCCAATATTCGCCAAGCCATAGAAAACCGTACAGCTAATGATGAAGATCGTAAGCCACGGAAAGTTGGTGGTTCTTCAAGAAGAAATAGACGCAGTCGAGCAAGACGTAGCCGCTAGCTGTCCTCATATAGTTCATAACATGCAATCAGTTTTTCAATGATGTCTTGTAGTATTTTTCGATTAGTTCATTGTCTATTGTAAGCCCCTTTGGCAAAACACCTATTAACATGTATGGTTCAATGGTAACCCACCATGGTGTCCCTTTTTGATGTGTCAATGCGGACAGTTGTAGTCCAAAATAGTTTTTGTATCCATCCCAAATGGCCTCCAGAAATTTTATTCCATCGCAGTCATCTGGTGGCACACAATATTCTATTGGTGCAGTGATTGGGTTGTTGCGATGTTTTTTAAGACTCTGGTATATAGATTCTATTGCAGGACCATATTTCCATGCTTCGGCGCGCTCTTCAAACAAAGGCTTACTCAACAACGCTAAATGCCAACCATGGGCAATATAAGTCAATTTATTGCCTTGTATGGGTGTTATAGGCACCTTTTCTTCAATTCCCTTTCTTATAAAGAAATTTACGATTTGTTGTGGGTCATAATTCATGTTAGCCCTCACATTTCATTTGTTTTTCTAACACCCTAACTAATCGTTCATTTTCTTCGTTTATCTCATTTTCTGTTGTGTAGCGACTTTCTGCTAACCACGATATTTTACTTAAGAATAAGTGCATTGCCTCGTGCCTTGCGTGTGACTCTGGTGTACAGTACTCGCCTACATCGCTTTTGTCTATTTCAGTACAAAGGGTGACAACCGCAAGTTTTGCTGGCTCACTTACATGTATTGATGCGTAGGCTCCGTTAATTGGTTCATGGCGATAAGTAATGCGGTATCCATTCAAACCCAACTTGTCAATATACCGATCAAACTCACGCTTGAATCTGTTAAAATGAGTCTTTGTTATACGCATCGAATTTTCCTTTCTAATCATGGCATGTAACTTACTGCGAAATAAGGTGTTATGTGAATTGCAAATTTTTGTTGCATCGGCAAGCTATAATTCGTATACTTCAATGTACTCGGTGGCCATTGGTTTCCCATGTAAGAGCCGAAGGAGATGGACTCGCCTTTGAGCGGGTCTTTTTTTTAACAAATCCTATCTTTATATGTCCTCTGGGTATATAAATACTTTATTTCTTTTGTTTCTCCCTGATTATGTCAGATATACCTACGACCACGGCAGTGCTGGTTGTCTTTCTTGCTAAACTTCTTGCCATACTCCTCAATATGTTTAATGAAACTTTTCCCTATAACTTCGCCGAGTTTTACGGGTACTGCATTGCCAATCAATCGACCGATAGTTTTGCGTTGAATAGGATATCCTGTTCGCACAAATTTGTAAGCCTTTGGAAAGCCCTGCAGAATTGCTCCTTCCCTGAGTGATATCGCTCTATTTTGCTTTGGATGTCCGAAACGACCGTTGCCAAAACCATAAAACTGAGTCGTGATTGTAGGTGCTACTTCATCCCATTGCATACGACCATATACACCAGAATAAGTCTTGCCTGTTTTTTTCTTATGGCATTGTGCAACTAATTTGAAATTCCAATCTCGCCATGTACCTCCAGGTTTGGAAGCCTTGATGCGTTTCAAATTTATTGGTGACAACATACTTGACTGATGTATCGGATCCTTTTCGTAAACACCACCGGCTACTATCGGTGGTAATTTACCAATAGCGTCACGAACGGTTTTGAGCTTTGTTTTTTTCTGACGAGAAAGCATTTGTATTGGTCCTAATTTGGATGCTAACAGTACAAGCCTTCGCCTATGTTGAGGAATGCCATAATTAGAACATCTGACAATCTGATAATTCACTTCGTAGCCTTCTTGCTTCAGATCCGAAATGAATCCATCAAATATATCATATTTTACCAAGCCTGGGACATTTTCCATCGCGACAAGTTCGGGGGATAGTTCTTTTATGAGCCGGAAAAACCCTATCAACAACCACCAGCGGTGATCTTCAAAATTGGCCTTAGCAATTTTTTGATTGTAGGACGAAAACGTTTGGCAAGGAGCACATCCAGCCAATAAACGTATTGTTCTTGGAACATATTTAGATTCAATTTCTTCCAATTCCACATCATGAACGGATTTCAAAAGAAATTCAGAATTATTGTTTGCTGTATACGGATATTCACACGCAGGATCAATGTCAACTCCAAGCCTTACATCAATTCCTGCTTTTTCTAAACCCTTAGTTAAGCCACCCACACCACAGAATAAATCTATAGCAGATATTTTTGTTTTAGTCTCAAAGGAGCTCTCTATTTTTCTTTTGCGATTTACCATATTTCCTTCTGGGCATCTAAGTATTTTATTTTTTTTGTTTTTCTTTGATTATGTCAGCTATACCTACGACTCTTTCCGGCCAATAGCCATGTATTTCCTGTTGTTCAAACAACTGGCCGCTGGGTGTCCGCAGCCATTGCCTCCTTACGTTGCATACTTTCGTATCCAATCCCCATTGATCTATATCTTCTCGGCTATATGGTAAACTCATAATTGCTCTATTTTTTGTCGTTTTTTTTGTTTGCTATGATGCCTTCTGGCAAAATTTATTACTGTTTTTGTTAAGTACGATTGAATGTTGCGTATATGACTGCGATCCATGGACATTACGCTAACAAAAGCATCTTGGATAGCATCTTCGGCTGACCCACTGTCTCCCCTTAGTATTTTTGTTGCAATCATCAACAATTTATCGTGCATATCTCTATATATATCACCTAGATCATTCAATATGTTTGTCCAAACCAAGCGTTAATAGCCATATTATAGCCTTGATCAGTTAGGCTAAAAGCGACTATTTTATTATTTTGTTTGTGTATTTTTATGGTTCCTTTTGTCTTGCCATTGATACGTGATACAACTTGCATAAGGTTTTCTTGGGTTATATTGTCCATCATGGTTTTTATTTCTTCAATAGGCGTTGGTTTTTTGCTCAATAATGTTAATAGTTGCTGGCCTAAAGTTAAAAATTGGCCCATTGTTTTGTCGTATTGTCGTGGTGTTTTCATTGATTCTTATTTGCCTCACGAATAGCGACGATAGTTTGTCTAATACTCCAGCCATCCTCAATAGCCTCAACTTGAATTGCGTTATGCTCGCCCGCACAAGCATCATTGATTCCCTTAATACGATCACGCTCGTCAATTCTAGCCTTCGCGATGATGGCAGCCTTATCGATTACTTCTGTTTTCTTGTGATTCTTCATTCTTTTCCCTTTCCTTTTGTCTGGCAAGGAATACCAATCCTTGAATGCGTGGATTTTCCAGCCATCTTTGCTTGCATTTTTGATAATTTCTATGGTCAGATCCGTATCGCGTTCGGTATTAGTGCCAAACATATACTTTGTGATGTCTCTAATATGAGCCGGGTCTGGATTCAGATAGGCCAATAGCTTTGTGGTTAGTTTTATCATGGTGAGATTCCTTTTTTTGTTTTATGAGCCGCTAGTCAGGCTGAATATTGTCCTGACTGGCGTCTGCTCGGTGTTGGTGGTATTGATGTCCACGATGGAAATTTCCTGCGATGTCGATTGTTTAATGTGATAGAATGGTGCTTTGTGTTTGATGCCATTTATTTCACGAGTTCCCTTTCTGACAAGTTCGATGTTGATAGATTCCGTATCAATAGAAACTTGCCATCTAGCCGTAGACACGGTTTGTTTAATAACATCCTTAGTAAATCCCTTGGTAATGCTAAAATCAACTTCAAGCATCAACGAATCGTTTTCGATTATGACGGATGCCACGCCCAGGGCACGTTTCTTACGTTTTTTATGATTGATTGAAAGTCCCGTATTACAGCGACCTTGCAATCCTTCCAAGTCTACCACGACTGGACGTTCCCTGTTGGGAAAGTTTGTTTTGCCACCATCGTAAATCTGAATTTTTTCGGTTACACTCATTGTGTTATCTCCTTGCGAGTAGTTTATCTTTTGCCCTTCCTAAACCTGCTGATTAGCCAGATTTGATAACTTTCTTTTCCATCAGTTTTCCCGTTGGCAATCTCCAGCAGAACATCTGCATGGCATGGCCGATCTAGCGGACACCAACAAGCTAAGTTTTTTCCTTTTAATTCTTTTATGATTTCCTCTGTTGATGGCGGTTTCGGATAATCCATAAGGTCTCCCGCCAGATATTTTTTGTATAAATCAACTTGAGCGTATGGATTAGCCCAACGGCTCGGCCTGCCGACATAAACAACTGGCAGCCCATTAGGTGATTCTAGCCTAGCGCCTTTACGGCGACTGCGTTGTAGTCTGACTGGCTTTATCATTTTTTCTCTCCGCGTCATAGTAGTTTTTGGACATTTTAGCCGGTAGCCAAACCTCTGATATACCCATGCGCTTCTTCGTTTCGTATTTCCAGAGTATATTCTCCGATCAGTTCCCCACATTCGTAATCTCCGTTGGACGTCAGAGGTTTGAAGTGGAAACTTCGTCCTCTTAACGGCGTCACCGACAATCTTGTGCTATCAAGCAATAGTACTGCATCTTGCGGCATCCATCGCGACACGATAACCTTGCAAAGTCCGAAGTCACTTTCATAGAGGATCATCAAATCTCTGTATTTTTGGTCTTCGGCCCCGAATTTTCGGTTGCTGCTCATAAAGTCATTGATTTGTCGTTTTTGGTATTCATTAACAACGATGAGGTTGGTATTGCCGCTGCTATTTTCCCATATATGTCTCAGCGCGTAATTGATTTTTGCTTCGTCAAGCGTTGTCCCGCTCGGAAATCCAGCATCTCCTGTCTGAAACTGATTTGTTGTAATGCTTTGGAAAATACCTCTCAAAGTTCTTCGTACCGTATCCGACCCTTGTGGATTACTGGTTGGTGATCCACCATTTATGATGGTATTTTCCAGGTCTCTCAACAGTTCTCTGAGTCGTTCCTGTTTCTGGTAGTCCAGTTCATCTGATACCGCCATTTGTCGTGCCATCATGGCACTTCCTGAGACTTTTATCGCTGCGGTGAATATCTGTGTATAGTTTCCTTTTCTGGTTCGGTTGGTGAATCTCACTGTTGGTTTGCCACTGCCTTCAAGAGCGGCATTCCCCAGAATGTTGATGACCAGGTTGTCCTTGAGGTCCTCTGCCGTTGTGCCTCCATACCCCCGCACCACGGTTAGCGTGTCACTGTTGATGTTAGTCACCATCATTAGTTCTTTGCTGCTCTCAACTTGGATTTGATCACCCACTTGGAATCTGCTGCCGTTATCCACAACGAACTCAGTATCTTTCGCCGGATCAGTGAAAGTACTATCATTGATAGCATCTTTGTTGGGCAACAGGTGGTCCTCCAGCCATTCATGGTATGTGTTCGTTGCTGGGCGTAGTGGGTCTTCTAGTATATCCAATAATGGCGTCTCATAGGGCGATACAATGTTTACTATGTCTGCCACATCTTCTGCTGTTCCCGGTAGACTTGTGTCTGCCGAGTATGTTGATTTTCCTGTAAAAGACATTTTAGATTTCCTTTCTTTTGTTTATGCAACATTTCTTAAACTTCTTTCCGCTGCCGCAAGGGCATGGTTGGTTTCGGCCAACAGCTTCTGTTTTTACAGAGACAAAACCTCTTTGCTTTGACTCCTCACGAGCCGCATCAATTGCGGCATCTAGTGAGCCATAAAAATCGCGTGTTTCTATCGTTTCTATTTTTTTTATTGCTTTCATTCTTGATACCTCCGTTTCCCACCACTCGCTTTCGCTGACAAAACCTTTTTGCTTTGATGCCTCACAAATTGCATCAATTGCCGCCGGTGAGTCAGCATATTTTTTCGCTGCGGCAATGCTTTCGCTCATTCTTTCGGCAAATGCTTTGGTGATTTCATCGCGTGTTTCTATTGTCTTCATTTTTAATGCTTCCGTTCCCCCGCCCGCTTACGATTGCGGACGGGGGCTTGTGATTGGGACTCATTGTCTTAATGTCTATAACCCCGGCTCCGCGGCAGGGCTTGGCCTTGTTTTGCCTGCAATAACCTTATCCTTACGCCTGCCGTCCAAATAGGAACTACCGCCGAATAGCGTTAATGCCAATAAAGACACCGCACCAACAGCGTTGACAGGATTGATGTTGCCGGTGACAATGCCAATGGCAAATTCGCCCAACGTGTTGATGACGTTCTCGCGTACTTCGTATTGCCTGGCTAACTCATCGAAAGCAAGGGCCGACTGGCTCGCGAACGCCTCGACCTGGGCGTTGTGTGCGACTATTGCGGCATCAAGTTCAGCTTGCTGTCTGGCAAGGACTGCCTGCTGATTAGCTACCTCCATCTGTAACGTCGCATCATCCACCTTGTTGCCAGATACCGGACTGACAACTGTTGGCTGGCAACCTACCAGCCATACCGCCACAACAGCCGCCAACACAATGCCGAGCGTTTTGTACCTGTTGTGGTCCACAGCTTTGAGTAATTTGTTAAACACATCCATAACACACCTTCTTTCCGCTGGTTTTCCAGCTAAGTTAAAACGACAGGCAATGGTTTTACGGATACCTTCTCCGCCGGAGCGATTACAACATCTCCCTGTTGATACCAGTTGGCCCCATTGCTGCTAATTGGATATTCCTTAAACCAATCTGGTTTACGGAAATGCAATGCCTTTTCCACAGTATCACAATCGTCAAGCACACCCTCGATATGAATGATTTCATTTTCCGGCGTTGACAGTGACGGGTTAATCATCTTTAACATGGTCCATGCGGTTTCACCACCAACATCAAGCTGTATTACTTCGTATTTGTGCCGAAAAACATCATCACCATTACTTATTAAGATATTTTGTTTATCCAACGTTTTCCCGCCCAGTTTGTAATATAACCGTTCGTAGCCGACTTTGCGGATAAACTCTCGGCGCACTTCATCGTTAGCTATCTCTTTAATCATAGAGACATCAATTTGATCGCCAGGTGTTTCCGCGAGCCATTGGGGAACACGAACGCCATTCAATGACCACACTTTCACATACCCACCTGCGTATTCAATCGACGGTGAGCCGTCGGAATGTAGTTTGCCATCCACAAATTTAATGTGTGTCGGCTTTTGCGAAACAACACAGAAATCATCAAGCGGATAAACCGGACCCAGATCACAACATTTTTTGAAATGGGAATAACCTTTTATGCCAGAGAAATCTATACCAACTACTTGCTCCATGTAGTCGAAAAAGGCATACCAGTTAGAAAAAAAGGAACCTTCAAAGTAAGGGAAGAAAAAATCTTTGAATTGATTCTTGACTTGCCCATTGGTTTGTTCCTTGATTTGACCTATAACTTGATCCCAGACATGGCCCTCAACTTGACCCATGACTTGATTCCAGACATGGCCCTTGACTTGAGCCTTGACTTGATTCATGGCCTGAGTCTCGATCCGAGTCCTGACTTGAGTCAAGACTTGGTCTACGATCTGATTATAGACTTGAGCCCAGACTTGATCCACGGCCGTAGCCGCGACCTGAGGCCCAACTTGCTCTCTGGTCTGTTCCTTGACTTGAACTATGGCTTGATCCAAGAATTGGTCCCTGACATAATTCCTAAGCTGATCTCCGACCTGCTCTCTAACTTGAGCCTCGATATAAAACCAGACCTGAGCCCAGACTTGTTTATCAGCTTGATCTCCGACCTGATCCCAGACCTTATCCACGACTTGATTTTCAGCTTGAGCCTTAACTTGATCGCCGACTTGGGCCCTGGCTTGATTCCAAATCTTAGGCCTGACCTTATCCACGACCTGGGCATGGACATGATCCCTGACTTGGGCCTCAACCTTCTCCCAGACATGATTGCAGACCCGAGCCTCAAACTGACTCTGGGAAAGGACCTTGGCCTGAAAATTAATCTGATCCCTGATATGATCCTCGGCCTGAGCCTTAACTTGATCGCCGACTTGAGCTACAACCTGATTCTCGGCCCGTTCCCAGACCTGAGCCTTAACCTGATCCCAGACATGATCCATGACCTGTTCCTTGAAATATCCTATGGACAGATCGTTTTTACCGGCCTGGCAATTAACCTGAGCACAAAGCATCACCGCCAAATACGCTTGCAACGGATCGTCCATCAGTAAAATTATCTGTGGAGGTTTCTTTTTCAGAACGTATTCATAGAAACCGTTAATCTTCGGTCTGACCTCCGATAGCTTAAGTCTATCTGTGGATAATCCGTTCTTTACCCATTTGTCTGCATATATTGGCATTTGATCTTCTTGTTGTTTTGTAAGTTCGGTAATCATTAGTCCACAGCTCTCCTAACTGCTTCTGAAGCTGAATCATATACCAATACCTGGTCGCTTCTGTACTTGCCTGGTGGTAACTGGATTGTGCCATGCTCTTGATGCTCGACTTCCGTCGCCTCCTCGGTAATGACTTTTAGCGAGTCATCACCAAAAGCATCCTCGAACACCTCGGCATTGGGGCCCACCTTATGATAGTGCCCAGTTGCTTCGCCTTCTGCCAAATGATTGTTCTTTCGCTTTTTCATAACACACCTACTTTCTGCCCTATTGGGCAATTGGTTATCCCTCCATGCTTATGCCAGTACTCAAAATCCACAGAGCATCAGCGACATTATCGTCGTCGCCGTCGTATCCAAATGTTTCCCTCGCGGCATTGATCATAGCTTGTTTGCCAGCGTTGCCCTTGCCTGTAGCATGTTTCTTGATTGTGCCGACGTGAATCCCGCAATATGGAATCTTGTGTTTCTCACACCACAGTTGCAAAGTCGCAAGAAAACCACCGTAGACATGAGCCGCAGCAGTGCCTTTGTGTCTGGCGACCAACTCATAATACACCACGTCAGGGCAAGGTTTGAAATTCTCCAAGTATAGATTGAATTTGAGATATCGCATACCGCCACCCTCGTGCCTGCTGTTTGTAAAGTCCAAACAGTCAAAACGGAAACTTTTGAGTTCACGGTCCTTATCATACGCGACGCCGCAATGTGTACCTAGATCAAACGCAAGTCTAAACATTTTTTTGCCCTTTCGCCTTATTTTGTTTGCTGTTAAGTCCTATATCGCACTGATGTCTACCGATCTTCTTGAAGGCACAATCTTCACAATAAAACTTTTCGTAGCTTGTAAAAAGTGTAAGTATCATTGTCATTGATTCTTTATCACATTGTTTCAAACAGCCGTCACACTTCATGTTTTTTAAGTTCTGACTCCCGGCGGTCGGTTTAATTGTCCAGCTTCCGATAACGACCACCGGGAGTATTTGTTTTATTATGTGGCATCGTCAGAATCAAACAGCGGGAACAATTGGCCACGTTTATAAGCCAACGAGCCCAAACGTATCATAGTTTCGCTAAGCATTTTCCGGGCTGTCTTGCATTCTAAGTGCTTTCGTTCCATGATTGAATGTAAATATTGGGCGCGCCGTTCCAGTCTAGCTATGTCAGAATCAAGCTCCTTTGCCTTGCTCTCAACATCCATTTCTTTTTCTTTTTTTCCCATTTCTTATTACTCCTGTTTTTTGGTCGGCCCATTATTTGAGCAAAAACGGATAGGCATGCCTGTCTTTGCTCCTGGAACCACCAAATTTCGCCCGTTTTCTATCCATAGCTTGACGATAATTCAAAAAACGACTCCCAATGCGTCTTTTTAGATAAAGTCTCTTACGGTGAAAGCCAGGCACCTTGTAGGGAAAATCCGCTTTTTTCGCTTTTTTTAGGATTATCCAATTCTTCCAAAGCCTGGTCCGCCCAATCTTCACCGGCGAACAATCTCAAATCTTTGGCTGACACTGGCTTGCCTGATTCTACCTTAGCCCGCAGATATGGACGGTTGCGTTCCCTTGCTTCACGCTTGGTCTGCTCTACGCCGTCGAATACATCACCCATGGACGGCGATTGCGAAGCGCATTCGTCAAGCCACCTCTCTTGATTAAGCCACGTCGATGGATTCGGAATAAACTGCCCATGTTCACTCTGCCATTGCTGTGACCCACATTGTTTTTTCACCGCGGCGATTATGTCCTCAGTCAATTCTGGCGATGGCTTAATCTTGAGCCATTTACTCCGGGCGGCCCCCTTGCCAATCTTGCGGGGGTATGACTCCCAGAATTTATCGAACTGAGCGAGCAGGGCTTTCTTCGCAATGGCAGATTTTTTTTTCTTCACTGAAGAACTCTCGTTGGTGACCGTTTCGGTCGCCGACCCCTGTGGGCTGGGCTGTTCAGTGTGTGACGTATCCGTTACGCGTTCGGGGTATGTAGTTGTAGTTGTAGTTGTAGTTGAATATAGCGGCCCGCGTCCGTTACGCGCCCGTTCCGGGTCCTGTAACGTATCCGTTACGCGTCCGTTACGTGCGGAATCATCAAAAACAGCCTTTTCGTGTGCGTAAGGCGGGAATCTGATGTCTTGCTTGATGTCTTTCCGTAGGTGTTTCTTGCACTTTTTTATGTGGATATATATTTCGTTTTCGTGGCGAAATTTTACGATCAGTCCAATTTCGACCAACTCTTTGACCCATTTTTTGATTTTTCGCTCAGAAACTTGTCCGTTTTTTTTGCGTTCTGCGAAAAGTTTGCATAAAATTAGTGAAGAGTCTCCATCAAAATTGGCTCCATCATCGCTCCTGGCAATGAGTCTGGTGAACAAAGTTTCGGCCTCGAAACTGACAGCATTTACCTTTTTGCTATCGGGATACGAACACCGTAAAGGTGTCCATGGATCGCGTATAGGCTCTGCCATTACTTTACTCCTTACTTGTGAATCTCATCGAGTTGCCTTCCCAGTCGAGTCGGACTTCGCCGGTCGGCCCAGACCTCTGTTTGGCCAAAACAATAATTCCCTCACCGGTCTTTTTGGTCTCGTCACGGATGTAATAATCCGGTCTGTAGAGCAACATAACCGTGTCGGCATCCTGTTCGATATTGCCAGATTCGCGTAGATCGGATAGCCTGGGCCGGTGGTTTTCTCGCGTCTCGGCTTCACGATTCAACTGGCAGACGACCATCACTGGTATCTTTAATTCACGTGCCAAGAGTTTTAATTGCCGCGAACATTCGCCGACCTTTTCATATCGCTTTTTATCCCCAGGCAGGTCCATGAGTTGCATATAATCAACCACTATGAGCTTTATGTCGTGTGTTCGCTTTAGTGCCCTTGCTTGGCTTCGCAGGGATGTAGGCGTGAGCTTCGGCGTATCGTTAATCAACAGCGGCATCTGTGATATTTCGTGAGCCGTTTCGTCAAGCGTGCGAATACCGTCATCATTGAGATAGCCCTTTTGCATCTGGTGCATACCAAGATTGCTATGGCGGGCGATAGACCGTTCGCCTAGCTGCAATTTTGACATCTCCAGCGAAAAAACTACCACAGATATATTTTGACTTGCTACATTCTCGGCAATGTTGAAAGCTAGCACGGACTTGCCCATGCTAGGGCGACCAGCGACAACGATCATCTCGCCAGAATGCAAGCCGCCGGTTATCT